TCCGGACGATGAAGAGATGATGAATGCTAAGACTGGCAATTGGTTTTATGAAAACCCCCAGCGAGGCCGCTCAAACAACTCAGTCGTTATTCTAAGAGATAAATGCAAAGAAGCACAGTTTATTGATATTGTCAGCAAGATCAAAGAGTTCGGTGAGCCGGGCTTTGTTCTCGTAGATGACCTAGAATCACTATTCAATCCCTGTGTTGAAATCAATCTATATGGATACAATAAGAAAGGTATGTCAGGATGGGAAGCCTGTAACCTCTCTACTATTAACTGCAAGACGATCAAGTCGGAGGAGGAATTTTATCAGTCGTGCAGAGCAGCCGCAATCATTGGAACATTACAGGCTGGATTTACGGAACCAGGCTATTTAACTAAGGTCAGCCAAGAGATTATGGAGCGTGAAGCTCTTATTGGCGTCAGTATGACCGGAATCATGGAAAACCCAGATATTTGTCTCGATCCACGTATCCAGAGACAAGGGGCAAAACTGGTTAAGAAGACCAATCGAATGATTGCTGACCTAATAGGGATCAACCCCGCCGCCAGAACAACCTGTATCAAGCCAGAAGGGACCGCAAGCTGTGTTCTGGGGACAAGCTCAGGAATTCACCCTCATCACGCTAGACGGTATATCAGACGTGTTCAGGCAAACAAGCTGGATGAGGTGTACAAGTATTTCAATAAGATCAATCCTAGAGCGTGTGCTGAGAGCGTTTGGTCAGCCAACGACAGTGATGACGTAATTAGTTTTTGTATTGAGGTACCAAATGGTGCTAAGATTAAGAACCAGATGAGTGCTATTGACCTACTAAAGACGGTACAGTCAACCCAAAAAAACTGGGTGACATACGGTAAAGATGAATCATTATGCGTAAAACCCTGGCTAAATCATAACGTCAGTAATACAATTAATGTAAAACCTGAAGAGTGGGACGAGGTTGCAAAGTTTATCTATAAGAACAGACAACACTTTTGCGGCATCTCGCTACTTCCAATCAGCGGAGATAAGGACTTTGCTCAGGCACCGTTCACCTCTATATATTTACCACGACAAATGCTTAAACAGTATGGAGACGGTGTTGTATTTTGTAGCGGCCTTATTGAAGAAGGCAAAAAACTTTGGGATGACAATCTATGGACTGCTTCTGATGCGATCATGGGTGTCGTCAAGAGTAGAGGTCAAGAAAAAAAGAAATGGTTAGCAAAATGTGAAAAATTTGCTGGAAACTATTTCGATGGAGACCTCAAGAGCTTAACGTATGCGATGAAAGACATTGATAATTACAAGCTTTGGACTGAACTACAGTCAAATTATCAAAACGTTAATTACGAAAATATGTTTGAAGATGAGGACAATACAAAGCTGGAAGAAACCGTGGCTTGTGCCGGGGGGTCTTGTGATTTAGTATAGTTTAAAAACAACTAAGGTGTCCTTATGTTTTACGGTATAATCAAGACGAAGTGGCTCGATGATGGCGTAACTATGGAGTTACTCGAAGATATCCACTTTATTGATAAGGGCGGGATTAAGTGGACATGTAAAAAAGGCGATTGGGTTGATGGAGCTTCGGTTCCTAGATTCTTTTGGCGTTTTATAGGTTCTCCCCTAAGAGGAAAGTATAGAGCCGCCTCTGTTTTTCATGATGTGGCTTGTGTTAAGAAGACCGGTAATACAGAATCGGCCTCTCTAATGTTTTACGATGCTATGATTGAATCTGGCACTCATCATTGGAGAGCAAAATTAATGTATTGGGCAGTTTATTACTGTGGACCACAATGGTAAAGAGGAAACTAATGCAAACTTACTTTTTAAAGCTGGATGAGAGAGCAACTATCCCTAAATATGCCACAGAGAAGAGTAGTGGTTTTGATCTTTCTGCCCTTGAGGATATACTAATTCCTATTAATGGGACAAGGGTGGTTAAAACAGGACTTGCAGTCGTACTACCGGAAAATACTGAGCTTCAAATCAGACCAAGGAGCGGTCTGTCTCTTAAAGGACCAATTAGGATTGCTAATTCTCCTGGAACAGTAGACGAAGACTATATACATAAAGATATTGGGATAATTTGCTGGAATATTGGAGAAATACCGCTTCGTATTATGGCAGGCGACAAAATTGCACAAGGTGTAATCTGTCCAATACTTAGACCAACAATAACAGAAGTCTCTGAACTTGATTATAGTCTAGTTGCACACAATAGACATACATCAAGAACTGGCGGCTTCGGCTCTACCGAAAGCGATAAATGAAAAAGACTTATATTTCTGCCAAAAACAAAGAGCAGAAACAGTATATTAGAGCAATCATTGAGAACGATATTATTATCGCCACTGGTTGTCCTGGCTCTGGGAAGACAATGGTGGCGTGCGGTATTGCAGCAGAGAAACTTGCAAAACAGGAAATTCAGAAAATCGTCCTAACAAAACCACTTGTGTCGGTTGCAAGAGACTTTCCTGCTGTTCCAGGCGGTGTAGACGAAAAGACCCTGATCTTTAGGTTCCAGCTTGAAGCCTATTTTTCAATGTTTTTAGGAGAGAGAGACTATCGAAAAGCAAAAGAACTAAAACTGATCGAATTCATTCCTCTGGAGTTGATGAGAGGGTTGAATTTTGGGGAGGAAGATAAGACCTGCTGGGTCGTTGGTGACGAGATGCAGAACGCCGATACTAAATCACTAAAGTGTTTACTGACTCGACTAGGCGACAACGCAAAGATTATTCTGAACGGAGATATGAATCAACACGACCTGAAGATGTTACGGGATGATGAAACTACCGACCTTCAGTATGTTATAGAAAAGATCGAACACTTAGATAGAGTGGCATCAGTTCATCTAAGTGAAAGTTTCAGAAACCCACTAGTTGACAAAATCGAGAAGTTGATCTAGCTTCTCATACTCTAGAGGTGAGACGATGATTTACCACTGCTTATACAAAGGCGAACCCCTTAAAGGTACACACAACAGTATTGGGGCGGCCAAAAATTGGCTAAGAGCACACATTCAAAAACGAAACAAACGACTAGCCAAGCCTGACAGATTACACTATGAAGATTATTCGGTGGTAGAATATGAGCTTGTTGAAAAGGAGATTTATTGTCTATGACCCAACGTAACTGGACATCCGTACACTGACCGGATTTTTCTGGAAAAAAATTCAAACCGCCGGATTTCGTGGTATAAACTTCGAGTTCGGCGGTATATTATTATGGGGGGCGAGTCATCCCGCACAACTGACCGCTTCTTGGACCGTTAAGAGACCACAGATCCTGTCATCACTAGAAAAGAGTCAATATGAAGTATTTAAGAAATACGCTTTATGGAATACTATGGGTGTTCTTTTTTGTTGTGATGAGCATTACCGGGTTTCAAATGCAAAAACACTATATGGGAATTACTGACCTGGAAAAAAGAGTGATCGCACTTGAAGTAGAAGAAGCTAGACAAAATGGAATTTATTCAGAGTTTTTATCTGCTTTTCGGCAAGGGGATAAGATTAATTCTGGAGAGCACGAATGACTCTTCAACAAGAATTAAACGCTCACTTTAATGAATATGCAAGCGGTTCAACCTCAAAACAAAAATACCTCATGGAAATCACAGCCATTGAGAGAAGTCGGAAAGACGAAATTCAGAAAGAGTTTGGCTACCGTAAAGACAGCAGAAGCCTAACTGAGTTTGCAGAACATTTAATTACTCAGATGGAGATTGAGCGAGATATCATTGAGCACTGGGTTAAGTCGTTTGGATACGATTATTTCAATAAAAGAGCAACTTTTAAATATTCGGGCATTCAAGACGAGGCCCGTCTAGTATGTCAAAGCTCCACTACAAAAGACAGAATGAAAACACCAGATGTACTGATCGACAATAGGGGGCAGAAACGGTTCCTTGAAATCAAGCAATGTCCAGTGCTTTATAAGGCAACTTATAAGACAGGAGACCTTAAACACTATGATAGTCTTGGTAATGTGTATGTCTTAACAGCACACACTAAAGGAAAGTTCTCAGCGGATAAGGTTAGCTTCTATACATTGCTCACACCAGAAAATCTGGCACGCTTAGTAACGGATGGGAAGTCGGGCAAGCTAAACGTACAAAAGAGGAGAGAGATGGGATACAAGAACGCTGTCCAGTTTGATCGGGCGGGTCTTGAAGAGTACTTTGATATTCAGGAACTATAAATGAAATATGTTCTTGTAGCTCAGTGGACAGAGCAAGCGGTTTCTACCCGCTAGGTCGGGAGTTCGACTCTCTCCAAGAATACTTATAAGTACCCTACTAAGAAAGCAGTAAACGTGTCGAGGTTATTAGTAAGGCAAAGCAGGACGCGGGGGGCAGAACCCCGCTACCTCCACTTTAATTATACGATTCTCAGAAGCTGTTGCGACACATGGGGGTAAAATAGAATCGACTGGTTGTACGAATTAATAATTGCACGTCGTAGTTGGGATCAAGGCTACGTTAAAATGATTCCGAACAATAATTGCAACTCGTAATTACACAGTGGCTGCTTAATTGCGGTCGGGGGTTCTGTCAGTTCCTTCTTACCCAATACTGGCATTTTATCTACTGAAAGGTAAAAATGGCAGATTCAGCAGACAATAATCATTGGTTTCTTGACAAGGAAGAATACAATAAAGACGACTTCACCGAGGAAGAGGCTGAAACCCATTATAGACAATGGGGCTATTATAAAGTGCTTCACGAGGGTGACGGATACACAGTTAAAGAACTCACTATATTGCCCGGTAAATCATTATCAGACCAAAGACATTTTAAAAGAGCAGAGCATTGGTTTGTTCTCCAGGGTGAGCTTTGGGTTGATCTAGAATACGCCAAAACAAAAAAGTCGATCTACAGAAGTGCTGGTGCTCACAAAAATACCCTTTTTATTACTAAGAGGACATGGCATAGACCATACAACGCTGGAAATAAAGATACAATCATCATCGAAACTTGGGTCGGTGACTCAACAGAAGAAGATATTGAGCGGCGAAACATAATATAGCTTATTCTATAATTTTCAGGAGAATAGCGATGCTAGACATTAACTTTAATCGGAGAGATTTTCTCAGAATCGGAGCGGGCTTTGGAGCTGGCTTTGGAGCGATTCCGTTTTCTGACGCCATAATGGCACAAGAGCAAATACTAATTCCGAATAATAGGTCTGTTGTATGGGTATGGCTTGGTGGAGGCCCGACACAGTTCGAGACCTTTCACGCCCCAACCCAGTCAGTCCCCGACCCCTACAAGCCTGTGTCTGGTATTGTGACACATAAAAATGGCTTGGCGTTCGGAGGCTTGTTTAAAGACCTAATCAAACAGGGTGATAATCTGACTGCGGTCAACTCCTTTTCTCATGGGGATTCGTCCCATCGACAGGCAACACACTGGATGATGACGGGACACCGTAACCCTAAAAGGGAGAACACTGCTGATTCAGAATATCCGGGCCACGGAGCTATTGCGTCTTCAGTATTTGGCTCTAACCACCCTTCAAATGGAATGCCCGCCTATGTAAAACAGGGAAAGATTGAAGGAGAACAACCAACCTTTTTGGGTGGAGCACACAAGCCCTTTGATCCGACCAATAAAGAAAATTTGACTCCCAGAGTGCCTACCAGCCGATTTTCAGAGAGAAAGGGTTTGCTTGACTCTTTAGACAGTCGCGGTAGAGTTTTCTCCCCAGACGCTGAATCATTCAGCAAGATAGGCAATACTGCCTATAATGTTATTCTTGGTAATGCGAAAGATGCATTCGATCTTGACCAAGAGCCGGAAGCGATGCGAGAAATGTATGGAAAGGGCGGCATTGGAGACCAAATGTTGCTTGCTCGTAGGCTGTCGCAGTTTGGAACTAAGTTTGTCACCGTTCATTATGGCGGCTGGGACATGCATGGCAATATCAAAAATGCATTAGAGGGTAAAGTTCCCCCTCTTGACAAAGCTCTCGCGGCTTTTGTTAAGGATATTTATCAAAGTGGAATGTCCGAAGATACCCTTCTTGTTGTTACCGGAGAGTTTGGAAGAACTAGGCTGAATGGTAACGGTGGCAGAGATCACTGGCCTTCCATCACTCCTATGCTATTATCTGGCGGGAAATACGATCACGGTCGAGTCATTGGGAAGGCTGACAAATCCTATGTGCCAACAGAAGATAAGGTTGGGCCAATTGATATTGCGGCAACACTGTTTGATCACTTTGAAATCGACAAGCAGATTCAAAGAACTGATCAAGGAGGAAGACCTAGATACCTACTCGAAGGAGAAGGAAAGTTGTTCTTATGAAAAGACGAAATTTTTTACACGCTGGTATCTTAGGCGGCTTTGGCCTATCTCTAGCTAGAGCCGATCAAAAATTCTACGACAGCAAAGAGGGGCCAGCTAAGAGCGTTATTTTCATATATCTACCCGGAGGAATGGCCCATCAGGAAACCTTAGACCCTAAACCATTCGCCCCCATAGAATATCGTGGACCTCTTGGTAGCATAAGTACCAATGTTCCCGGTATCCGTATTGGTGAGCTGTTAAAAAACACAGCAAAGATCACAGACAAAATTTCTATAATTCGTAGCATGACACACGGTGAAGCAGCTCATGAACGTGGCACACACAATATGTTTACTGGCTACAAACCTAGTCCAGCCCTTCAATACCCATCTATGGGTTCAGTGGTTGCACATGAGTTTGGATCTCGCAAGAACCTTCCGCCCTACGTCTGTATACCAAATCCACCTAATGAATTTGCAGGCACTGGATATTTAAGTAGTTCATATTCTGGTTTTGGCTTAGGTTCCGATCCAGCAAGCGATGACTTTCAAGTTAGGGATTTGAGGGTTCCGGTTCCGGACGAAAGATTCAATAGAAGAAAAAGGGTTTTGGATATTGTTAACGCAGACTTTAACACAAAGCAAAACGCTGACTCTCTAGATGCTGTTAATTCCTTTTATAAAAAAGCATATAGCCTAATTGGTAGCGAACAGGCCCGTGATGCGTTCAACATGGAGAAAGAGTCTTCCGCTTTGAGGGATAAATACGGAAGAAACACTGCTGGTGCTCGAATGTTACTAGCTCGCCGCTTAGTAGAGGCTGGCACTAGATTCGTAACCCTCACTTATGGTGGTTGGGATATGCACAACTCTATCGCTGGCGGAATGAAAAACCAATTACCGGCATTTGATCAGGGGTTTTCTACACTAATTGAAGATTTGCATGATCGCGGATTATTGGACTCTACACTTGTGTGCGTAGTCTCCGAATTCGGACGCACTCCAAAAATTAACGCAACCGCTGGGCGAGACCACTGGCCAAAGGTGTTTAGTACAATTATGGCTGGAGCAGGAATCAAACAAGGTATTACATACGGAACTTCAAACGCCACGGCTAGTGATCCAGAAGAAAACCCTGTTTCCATAGAAGATTGGGCAGCAACTATCTACAATAGGCTGGGAATCACGGCTGACAAGGAGCTAATGGCTCCCGGAGACCGCCCAATAGAAATCGTTGACGGCGGTAAAATTATACAAAACTTAATCATATAAGAACAGAAGCTGCCGGAGAAAACCAAAGATGAAGCATACAAGACGGAACTTTCTGTCGTCACTAGCTGGTGTCGTCTCTTTAACCAAAGCACTGAAGGCTAATGAAGACAAATTAAAAAAGAACGGCAAATCAGCTATCTTACTGTGGATGGGGGGTGGACCATCCACTATGGACATCTGGGATCTCAAACCAGATTCTAAAACCGGCGGCCCATTTAGACCAATCTCCACATCTGGGGATGTTGAAATATGCGAACATATGCCATTGATGGCAAAGCAGATGCACAACATGGCTATCGTTCGCAGCATGAGTACTCGTGAAGCAGACCACATGCGAGGCAGATACTATATGCATACGGGCTATGTACCTAATCCAAATATAACCCATCCAAGCTACGGTGCAGTTCTCTCAAATCAGCTAGACAGAGAGCTTATGATACCCCAGTTTATATCTATAAACGGCGGAAGTATGGGGCCTGGATTTTTAGGTGCGGAGTATGCACCATTGGTTTTGAATAGTGACGGAAATATACGCAATTTAAAGATGAAAATAGACGAGAGGTTTTATCAAAGAGCAGCAATGCTAGACATGATTGAAACCAATTTCATAAACTCTAACAGAGGATCAATGCCCAAAGAACACCAGAAGGTGTTGAGAAAGACATTTAACGTCCTAACTAGTACAGATATGGACGCCACAAAAGTAGCTAATGAACCTCAATCAGTACGTGATAGATATGGAGATAACAGCTTTGGTAAAGGATGTCTGATGGCTAGACGCCTTGTTGAGGTCGGTGTTCCATTTATTGAGGTTGGCTTAGGTGGGTGGGACAATCATCAAAATATTTTCCCCACATTAAAAGACACGAAACTCCCAGTATTAGATCGAGGAATGAGTGCTCTAATAGAAGACTTGGAGCAGCGAGGTCTTTTAAAAGATACTGTTATTATATGGATGGGGGAATTTAGCCGAACCCCACGGATTAATGCCAATGCTGGTCGTGATCACTGGGCAGCAAGCTGGAGTGTCGTGGTAGGAGGAGGAGGTATGAACGGAGGCATTTCTGTCGGGAGTACCAATGAAGACGGAAAGAGAGTAGAAGGCATGGCGTATTCGTCCCAAGACATAATGGCTTCTGTTTGTAACGCTCTAAACATTTCCCTTAAAACTACTTTTACAAGTAATAGCGGGAGACCCATGAAAATTGCAAACTCAGGAAGAGTTATAAAAGAGCTATTTACTTAATATTAACACAATCAATCAGGAATCAGGAATCATAATGAACACACTAATTCGTATCGTAACAGTAGCATTAGTAATGACCGTTGTCTCAATAACGTATGCAGAAGAAAAGGTTGCCCAACATTTGCAGGATGTTAGTGTGACCATTAAGTCGGCGTCATCAGAGGGGTCGGGAGTGCTTATAACTAGAGAGATACAGAAATCTCCAAAAGACACTGAAAAAATTAATGTTAATTTTGTCGTAACGTGTGCTCATGTTGTAAATAACTTGCGGTCCACCAGAGATATTATTAATAGTAAGGGTCAGAAGCAAACGATTATAGAATTTCGTGATGCTCAAATCGTCAAAGAACTTGTTGAAAACGGTCGTAAGGTTGGCGAGCTTAAGATGGACGCCAAAGTAATTCTATATTCTGATGCCGAAGATGGCGAAGACCTTGCTGTGTTGATGGTGCGTAAATTAGGGTTCGTTGACACTAACACTGAATTTGAGCTGTCCGAGAAACCAACGGCTATCGGGACTAACCTCTTTCATGTGGGGTCATTATTGGGCCAATCTGGAGCAAATTCGATGACCGCTGGAATAATGTCTCAGGTCGGTAGAGTTTTATCCTTGGGGACTGGTGATGGCGTCGTATTTGACCAAACGACTGTGACAGCATTTCCGGGTTCTTCTGGTGGAGGAGTGTTTCTTACTAACGGCAAATACGTGGGGATGCTGGTGCGTGGTGCTGGAGAAACCTTTAATTTGATTGTGCCAACTAGACGTATGAAAAAATGGACTGCTAGTCGTAATGTAAAGTGGGTACTAGACCCAAAAGCTGTGACTCCCACTTTTGATGAGATTCAAAAGATTAAACCAGAGTCTGAGGGGGATGAGTCCGAAGCGGTTAAATCAGAAACACCAAAGGCATTTCCCTACTTGATACGTTCGGTCAAATCTGAAAATAAACTTCGGGCGAATGACCAGTGACCAGAGACCCATTAGATGTTGCATATGACGAAGTATTGCCTTACATGAGAGAATACGGACTGAAGAGAAAAAAGATCCATAAGCTCATTAAACGAGCTAAACAGGACTTGGGGGTTCTATATGGGGGCTACTATTTCACAGTGAAAGGATAACATAAACACTGAGGACTTTCGTGATACAGATACTGCTCTTGGGTACTTTTTAGGTTTCTTAGCATGATTATTGGAGACAGCTATGTGTTCATTCAAAACCCTAGGTCGGCATCTAGTGAGACAGGTAAGGAACTTGTCGCCAATTATCGCGGGCGGGAAATTATGAAAAAGCACTCCCCAATAGAGCATTACTCAAACCCCGCAAAACTTTTTACCTTTGCTTTTATAAGAAATCCACTAGATAAGCTAGTTACTCAATACTTACGACTTCACAGCAAAATACACTCAGATCACCCACTCAATAACATGGCAAGCAGAACGTTTTCAGAGTTTTGTAAGTTGTATTATCTAAACAAACGCGTCGAAAAAATAAGCAACGTTGATTTTGTAGGTCGGTACGAGAATATTCAAGAAGACTTTTCTAAAGCATTGAGAATGGCTGATCAAAAACAAATACGACCATTACCGTGGAATGATAAAACCCCAGACAAAAAACCGTTTCTAGACTATTATACACCAGAACTTATTGCCCCCACAATGAAATACTTTTCAAATATGTCAAAATTAGGATACTCTTTTCCAAGAGACTGGACAGAGAGAGCAGAATGATCACTATTATTGGAGACGTTCATGGAAAACAGGCCAAACATCTAGATCTTATCGAGCATCATGACTTCACTCTCCAGATAGGAGACTTAGGATTTTGTTATAAGTACTTACAGGACACTAATTTAAATCATGTCTTTTTTAAAGGGAATCATGATAACTATGACGTAGTTGACAAGCACGACATTGGTGAATTTGGCAACCGCGTTTTTAACCACGTTCCGTTTTTCTTTGTGCGTGGGGCGTTTAGTATTGATTGGCCTTGGAGAGTTAGTAACGAACAAAAAGGGTTCGGTAAAAGCTGGTGGGGAGATGAGCAGCTTAGCCTTCTTCAAGCTGAAAAATGTCTAGAAGAGTATGTAGATACTAAGCCAGACCTTGTTATTACTCATTCGCTACCACGACAGTTGGCGGAAAGGGTTGGGAGTCCGGGAGCACTAAAGGCTTATGGATACGATCCTGATACCTTTACGACAAATACGCAGGAATTGCTTCAAAGTATGTTTGAAGTACACCAGCCAGACATTTGGATCGCGGGGCATTTTCATAAAAGCTATAAAATCAAAGTAAGAAGTACCCATTTCATAGGCTTAGATGAGCTAGAAACTTATGAGTTGTAAAACAAATAGTGGTATTGCCTCTCGCAATATTCAACGAAAATTAGACAATATACAGAATAACCCCATTGATTTTTCTTTGTCTCCAGAAAACATGTATCTTTGGGGATTCTTATGGGCAGACGCTCACTTTTGTGAGTCTAGGAAGCGAGTAACGCTAGAAATTACAGAAGAAGATTTTTGTGAAATAGAACATGTGTTGCCCTTTTACTACAATAAATATTATAGGACACGAGAAAATAGAAAACCTCAAGCGTCAGCTGTCTCGACAAGAGAAGACCTATTTAAATTTTTCATGTCTAATGGATATGAATACAGAGATTGCCCTAGTGCTAAGATAACAAAATCTAAGAACAACCACTATTGGTTTAGGGGCTTAATAGATGGAGATGGATGCTGGTATATTGGGAAGTGTAAACAATTTACGATATCGTCTAGTCTATTTCAAGACTGGACGTTCTTCACCGATATGTTAGATAACATTGGGGTTAAAAAATATTCAGTAAAAAGACAACCAACTGAAAATATTGGTTACTCCTATGTAAGGATATGCAATAAAAAAGGACTGCATAAACTGTATGATTTTTTGTATCCTAACGGATATGATTTTGGATTACAACGTAAATTTGATAAAGCCAACGAAATCAAATTATTATGAAATTAGACGTAGATAAACTTCTATCAGAAGGATGGAGCTTCTTTTATCTAGGCAAAACAAAGGTTTTGTCAGCTCCAAACGGATCACCCATTACACGACAAATGGGAAGACTTGAGTCAGAAACTTATAACGGAGAGTGTATTTACTACTTTAAGTATCACAGCTTTCCTTGGGAAGACTACATTAAGGACAAAGATGAAAGTACTTAGTTTATTCGATGGTATATCAGCAGGACAAGTAGCACTAGAGCGTGCTGGAATCGAGTGTGATTACTTTTCATCAGAAATAGACAAGTACGCAATTAAAGTTACTCAGGCGAATTACCCCGACACTATCCAGCTAGGTGATGTAACGCAGCTCAAGAATCAGCCCTGTGACTTACTCCTAGCTGGAAGCCCGTGTCAGGGGTTTTCTTTTGCTGGCAAACAACTTAACTTTGACGACGAGAGAAGCAAGCTCTTTTTTGAGTTTCTTAGGATTAAGGAAGAGTCTTCACCAGAGTTCTTCCTTCTTGAAAATGTCAAGATGAAACAAGAGTATCAGGACGTAATATCAAAGCTGGTTGGCGTAGAACCGATCAAGATTAACAGTTCGCTTGTTTCAGGACAGAACAGAACTAGACTGTATTGGACCAATATACCATTTACGGTCCCAACAGACAAAAACATTCAATTTAAAGATATACTGGAAAACGCCGACAAAAAATACTATGTTTCGCAAAAACAACTAGAAAGGCTCGCCATAGGCGACCTCTCAAGAGCGGGCGGGGTGTGTTTCAAGCGTCCCGGTAAAGAAATGAACAAATGCCCATGTTTAATGGCTAGGCATTATAAAGGTATCTCTGGGCGGGACTACTATCCTGTAGTAGTAGAACCTGATGGATTACGTAAGCTTTCTCCAGAAGAATGCGAAAAGCTACAGACGTTCCCTAAGGGGTACACAAAAGACGTTAGTAACACCCAAAGATTTAAGTCTTTAGGGAACTCATGGACCGTGGATATTATTTCACACATCTTAAAAGGAACACAATGAAAGTAGTAGTGACAGGACAAAGTAATGACTCGGTGGATTTGGCTGAGGCATTTGAACACTTCGGTATCACAGCAACAGCAGTTCTTTCTGCTGGAGAAACCGATTTGGAAAAGGCCGCTGAAAAGTGGGGAGCGGAAAACGAAGTAGAGGTAGACAGTAGACAACCAAAGTGGAATGATCTTACGGTGGAAAAATGCACCCCACGAGACGGTAAGTACGGACAGTACAACGCACGAGCAGCATTCAATCGAAATGATGAGCTAGCTCATGATTGTGACTGTGTTCTAATGGTTGCAGAAGACTCACGATCTAGTGCCTCAATTGTTGAAGCAGCAGAGAAACTAGAGCGAGACGTGTATGTATGGCCTGTGGTTGAGGGCGACGATGTCCCGTTCTGACGAAAGCATAAAGAAAGAGATTTGATGCCCACCTACGAATACCAGTGCGAGTCCTGCGATCACAACTTTGATGTGTTCCAGAAAAACACTAAGGCAAAGCGAAAATGTCCTAAGTGCGGTAAATCCAAACTGGAGAGGCTAATTTCAGCCTGTCATGGTTATGTGGCCGCAGCTCAGGGAGATATGAAGACTATTGGCGATTTGGCCAACTTCAATAGAGACGCAAAAAGTAAAGGCGAAAAGGAGGCTGCTGACAAAGTGTATGCAGACTCGTCCAGGCTCGCAGCAGAGAAGCTAAGACAAGATAAGGTTGGAGAAGACCGATCATTCTTTGGTGCGTCTGAAAAGAAGATGGCCGATATTGGTAAACTCTCCGAGAAGAAACAAAAAGATTACATCGCAACAGGCAAATTATGAATTTTAATGAAAAAGGGCTGGAAGCAGCCGACGAAGAGCGAGTATTTGCTAAGAGGATGGAGAACGAGTTCGGTAACAAGTTCTACGTCTTATATTATGGTGGTAAGGTGGTCGATCCTGGCAACCTACCGACCAGAAATCAAGAGCGGTTCGCTCTACGTTCTGTCAGTGAACCATTATTTAAGGGGTACATGTCGTTCCTAGCGGGACGAGAACAGAGAAAATTACGAGAGATTAATCGCTCACAACACGTTTGAGGAAAATATGGCTAAATATAAAAAGACGCTTAATGATATGGATCGATTATGGATTGATCATAATGCAGAAACACCAATTGCGGACCTAAGTAAGAAGCTAAGAGTTACAGCAGATACAATTCGAGATTATCAAGAAACGACACGAGAAGCTAAATCGCATATCACTACAACAAAAACCGTGGCAAACAAAAACCACTTTGCCAAAAAGAACGGTGCTATTGTTATGACTGAGGCACAGTCTTATGTAAATAACAATAGTACTGCTGGCAAACCCGAACACATGAAAGGATGCGTCCACACGTTTGAAACACCGGACAATGATTAAGCATTCATACACTAAGGACAACGAGCTAGTAGAGATCGAATACGAAACCGGTCTTTGCTATACTCCACAGTGGCTAGAACAAAACGATTCTGCGGGCTGGCAAGTACAGCTTAACACTGGTGAAATGGTATACGAGGATGATGATAGACCGGGCTTTATTCCCTCAGCGTGGGAACGTTTATGTCTTCATTGTAACGAGACCGGAAACCACATAGTATCCATGTGGATTAGGTTCAGAGATCACGTTGAGTGTGTAGGAACCGAAAAAGAAGGATTCTACTTATTTAAGGAAATTAGGCATCACCCCTCGTGGGAGAAACCAGAGTTTTACTATATTGTAGGAGTTCTACAGAACGACATTATTAAATGTACGAAGTGGAAACTACCTGAAGTATTAGTGGACAGCACCGAAGATCGGGAAGCACCAGGCGGTGTAACAAACGTATTAGGTCTCCCGGCCTTGATCAGAAAGAATAAGCATGGATTATCCGCTGAAATATCATAGGGAATCTGGATCATCAAAAAAAGACGCCGCACACTATATTGTCGAGCTGGTCTCGAAGCGTAAGGCAAAATCCGATGGTATTCTCCTAGAACCACACTACTGGAGAGATGCCGTTTGGCAAAAATACTATAGAGAACAATTACAGACTGCTCATACCCTTTTAGGGTTATTTGAGGAGTCTGTAGTTGTATCTACTATTCTTGGCATGAAAACCGTGTGGTCATTACGACCGAAGTTTGTTCGAGAAAGAATGGTAGAAGCCGCCTCGCTAAAAGACAAGAAAAAAGAAACCATAAAAAACCAAATAAATAAACCAATACAAGAAACAATTAAACCTAAAGAACAGACCGGTAAAGGTAGAAGTAGATTTAATGGCAAAAGCAAAAAAGAAGGCGACGACTAAGAAATTGCTTGATCCCGCATTGTCTGCAAAAGATAAATTTGCAGCAATTCGTAAGACTGTTGAGAAACAGTATGGTGCAGGAACAGCACTAAAGGCATCAGAGGTTAAGCATAAGAAGAAATTCCTAGTCCCCGTTAGTCCAGCATTAGATATTGGACTATGTGGTGGGGTTCCAAGTGGGGTTTGGATTATGATGTCTGGTCCAGAGAAAAGCGGGAAAAGCACACTAGCATTACAAATTGTTAAGAATGCACAGGAGCTATTTGGTTGCGAAACACTCTTTCTTAATGTAGAGAGCCGCTTCAAGAAGCAAAGCACCACATCAATTGAGGGGATTGACCTAGACAAAGTATTGGTGGTAGAGACCACAGCAGATAAAATCATGTATGCTGAGGATTATCTGGAGGTCGCTGAAGACATAATCACTAATACGTATGGAAGCATTATCATCTTTGACTCATTATCAAGGCTTTATACAAGGGCTGGCGGTGATTCAGACGTTAGTGGTACAAAACGACCAACCGCTCCAAAATTAATGTCTGACTTTGTGTCACGTATGGGTGGTATGGTGGCGGCGAGAAATCACATCGTTATCTGTATCGCTCAAATTTACTCTAATATAAGTGGATATGGGGCAAACAACATTGTCTCAGTTCCAAACTGCATTAAGTTTCAGTCAGATATCATTATGCATATCAAGAATACTGAGGCTTGGAAGGGTAAAGAGCCTGGCGAAGAAGAAACCCAAATTGGTAATGTGCTAGACTGGGATATTGTTCAGAATGCAATTGGTCAACCACCCTTTGGTTTGGTCCAGAGCTATCTAAAGTTTGGCGTTGGAGCTGGAACCACAGAGGAACTCTTTAATCTTGCAGTAGACTGTATGATTATTGAAAAAAGCGGTTCTTGGTTCACACTTAATGGAGAAAGTATCCAAGGAGAGCCAAAAGCGTGTAAGTATTTAGAGGACAATCCAGAATACTTTGCTGAGGTAACCGCTCAAGTAAGAGCGTATACTTACGACGAGGCAGTAATGTCAGACTTCATGACGGTCGATGAGACTGTTGAGCAGGTTGCATGATAGTTGAAGGCTTGGACGGCAAAGAACACAAACTGAAGGTTAAGAACCGAAAGAAGGGCAAGAAATCCGCCCTACACATTAAGGCCAGGAAACTCATACAGCGTCTCTTTATTGAGACCTTCTATGAGGAGGTGAGCCTAGTTGGATCAAAGACCAGAAGGAACGCTTTGTTATACGCAGACTTTTTAAGTCTAAAAGCCAGAGTTATCATTGAAGTACATGGGAGACAGCACTATGAGTACGTCCCCCATTTTCATAGCACTAAACTAGCTTTTGCAAAAGCCAAGTTGCGGGATCAAACCAAAATCGAGTGGGCAGAGCTAAATGAGTTCATTCTTATCGAGCTGCCCTACAATAAGGAAGACGAATGGGAAACACTGATCAGGAAATCACTGAATATCTAGCGAACATAGAGAAGATAGCTCCTCAGACTTATTCTGATGTGCCTGAAAAAATTCAAGAGATTCTTGAAGCTTCCTATGATGAACGGTTGGAGTGGGGTGTTGAGGAATCAGCACAATATGCATTTGAACTCCACAAGTTCGAGATGTTCCTAAAGCGAGAAGTAAACAAGAGCAATAGTAAGATCGCATACGCAGAAAAGTCCCTACATAAGTTACGAGGGCTTCATGCTCACAAATGGGGTGATAAATACACCAAGTGGGATGAGAAAGTATGCCGCTTCGAGGCACAAGACACAGCGTGCCAAGCCTTACAGCAAGTTGTTCTAGATACCCAAGCTTACATTAATGAAATTAAAGGTATGGCTTTTGTACTAACAGACTTGTGCAAGAGCCTTAACAATATCGTTTTTATCAAGAAAGGTCACTAATGAGTCCAATTGAAATGATTAAGCTGGGTATTCAAGAGGACGACATGAATATTGTTCGACAGGCATACTTTCAGCTGACCGGAGAGGTAGTAGACGCCGAAGAAGACGAGGTCGTTATTGAGACCACAACCAAAAAAGCCGTCGCCAGAAAGAAACCCTCCGCACAAAAGAGAACCACCAAGAAAAAAACAGCTAAGAAAAAGGCTGCTCCTAAACGTAGAAAAAAGACAGCCAAAAAGAAACCGGTAAAAGCTGGAGAGGGGTTCACGGTCGGAACACAGGAGTCTAATGAGGAAGTAGGGAACGCTCGATGGACAGGAAACCTATTCCGGTCTGACGAAGGGTACTCCGAATCACTCTCCGAAGAAGAAGAAGAACAGTTGGGAACCCTAATTGGTAAAGGTGGACAAAAGGTAAAACTGCCAGTAGATAGATATCAGCCCATTGATATGGTGTGTGATAAATGTCATAAGACAGTAGGAGTTAACCCAGCACACATTGTGCCAAGCTCAAAGTATTTTTATTGTGATCCGTGTTTGAATAAGAGGCGTTGATGAAAGACCTGATTGCGGAAAAGGCTATACTCTCTGGGATTTGTAAGTTTGGTATTGGGGGCATTAATGAAGTTGGAGACATTGTTAACGAACAGACCTTTTCAAGTGTTGACCACAAGGCAATATTTGCTTGCTTGTCAAGGGTTCTAGAGAAACAATCAACAATTGATATTGCTTCACTAATGGGTGCCGCAACAGATCTAAACCTTTACTCTGTGATAGACAAAAACCCAAAACTTTTGGAAGATCTATTTGCGTTCCCAGTAGACCTAGAGTCGATTCGTAACTTTGGCGAAAAACTAAAACGAGTACATCTGATCACTAACGCTCAAGAGCTTTTAAGAAAAAGTCACGAGACACTAGACCAGTTTAATGGTGACGAGAGCATAGACCAAATCTATGCCGCTATGGAAACCCCCATTGTTGACTTTGCAATGGACAATGATGAAGAGGAGACGGAGTTATTATTTGGTGAAGTTGAAGCCTATGTCAAATGGCTAGAAGAAAATGAGTGTGATTTTGTAGGTGTTTCAACTAGTTTCCCGTTTATTGATGCAATGATGGGGGGCGGAATTAGACGTAAGTCTATTAGTCTTTGGGGGTGCAGAACTGGCGGCGGCAAGAGTATCATGGCTGGTATGATTGCTAGACACAATGCTAAGAAAGGTATTCCGGTTCTCATAATTGACACAGAAATGTCTTCTGAAGACCTAATGGCTAGAGGAATTGCTGCTGAGAGCGAAACCCATATCTCGCAGATTGAGCACGGCAAGTTCCAAGATAATGCCACAAGAGTAGCTATTGCGGCTAAAGAGTTGAAGGAGCTGCCCATCTACTACAGAAGCGTCACTGGAAAAAGCTTTGAGGAACTACTGTCTATCGCTCGACGCTGGATACTAAAGGTGGTTGGTACTACTGACGGAGCAACTAATGAGTGCTTAATCATCTATGATTACTTTAAACTAATGGACCAATCAGAACTGGGACAGCTACAGGAATACCAAGCGTTAGGTTTCCAAATTTCAAAGCTGCACGATTTCTGTTTTAAATATGATGTGCCGGTTCAGGCTTTTGTTCAGACCAATCGAGAAGACAACGTATCACAGTCAGACCGATTAAGTTGGTTAGCTTCAAGTGTATCAATTTTTACCGACAAAACCGAAGAAGAGATGAATGAAGACGGTGCTGAATATGGCAACATGAAGCTCCGCTCAATTAAGCAGCGTTTTGGCCCCGGTCTACCTCCGTGGGACTTCGTTACAATGAACAAAGTTGGACATCTAGCAACTATTAAGGAGCTAGGAACAAAGAACGATATCTTACTAAGCAAACAAAAGGACAGCGAGGATGACGAAGAACTCTTCTAATTTAGTAACGGTTCTGCCTAAAATCATTAAACAACTAGGTATTAGACATAGATACTGTGGTAATTATTATCAGTGTACCTGTCCACTACACCAATCAACCAAATATAACTCAATGTCAATTTGGGAAGACGGCGGGTGGAAATGCTGGACCGCTAACTGCAATGAGTTGTGGGGCAACAAATTAGACGGATTAGTACGAGGATTAGGAGCGGACCCAGATAAACTACTTGCTGGCGTGCAGTACAACGTCGAATATAAACCAGAAGAAATTGATTTAAACTTACCAGTAATTAACATTACACGAGAAGATATACGTAAAAGGCTTCAGATACCGTCGCCGTATTACTTAAAACGTGGCTGGAGCGAAGAGCTACTGAATAGGTTTGATGTTGGTGATTGTTTTACCGCCCAAATGAAGAATAGAGCGGTGTTCCCTATCTATAACAAAGATTGGGGACTTTTGGGTTGTGCGGGGAGAACACTTATTGAAAAGAGCTATATCCAGAAATGGAAATATTCTAAGGGGTTCAAGTCTGGTCGCTCATTTTTTGCTATAAATCACGCATACGATCATATAGTAAGAAAAAAGACCGCGATTATTGTTGAGGGGCAAAGTGACACAATGGCTCTACATGGTTTTGGTATTACCAATACTGTGGGGGCTTTTGGGGCAAAATTAAGCTTTGGTCAGTCTAAAATGCTAAAAGAAATGGGCGTTGAGAACATAGTGCTCGCATTCGACCCAGACCCACAAAAAGAACGTAACGGTAAAATCATTGAGGGTACAGGCCCAATGAGGATGCGACAGATTATACAGAAATACGAGAAAGACTTTAATATCACCTCCATTACGTTAGAGGGTGACCCCGATGAAATGTTACAGGCTGACGCAGAAAGGATTTTTGGAAACTATGTCTGAAATCAATTTTAATGAGTTTGCTAAACGAGCCATCCTAGCACTTAAGGAGCTTGAACACGATCTAGATGACTATAGTCTCTCTATGGAGGAATGGTCTCATTATTTAAAAGAAGAACTCGATGGAGAAGCAGAAGAGGAAAAAGATGAGGAGTCTTCCCTTTTACGAGATGCTAAATACCCTTCGTTCGAAAACACGATTCATCTAGACCCTTCAACGTTCTCAACTTACGAGACTTTGGAAAAACTTTGGGAAAGTAAAGAATGAACATAATTGGAATTGCTGGCTCGGCACGGGCTGGAAAAACAACTTCAGCAAACTATATCGTTGGTAGCAAGATGTTATCGATGGGGATGATTGATGGTTTTCACATTGATGAAGAGGGAAAACTCTTCTGTCAGGGTGACGAAATTCAAGAAGATCAGACCATTACAAAAGTAACAAAAGAGTTTAGCTGTAAGAACAATGTGCGAGACCCAGAGTTTGAAATTTGGGCACGGCAAGACTTATGGCCGCATGTTAAGATCTACTCTTTAGCTGACCCCTTGAAGTTTTGGCTGATGGACACCTTTGGTCTAACCTATGACCAATGCTTTGGAGCAGACAAGTACAGCAAGACCAGTATTAACTGGTCAAGAGTAGCGTTTCTGCCCCAACCACCTGAGCAGAACAAAACAAAACAAAAGAAGGGGCTTATGACAGCAAGAGAAGTCATGGAGGTCTTTGGTTCGTGGTTCATTCGTCAGATTAAGGAAACCGCCTTTATTGATGCTCTTATGACCAAGATTTCGCGTGAACGACCAGAGATCGCTATTATTGATGATGTTCGTGCAGACTTTGAGGCTAGACCCATCCAAGAAGCTGGTGGTAAGATCATTAGACTGACTCGTGGCTTAAGCAAGAATATCTCAGAGCAAACTATTGACAGCATTGATCCAGACGAAATCTTAAACAATGAAGAGCTACCTATGAAGGAAGCTAACCTGAGAATGACTGAAATCCTGAAAGGATGGGAGTATGCAGTGTAGACCCACAATATCTAAAAGCTCTATGGAGAACCACGACACCTGTCAACTAAGATACTTCTATGAATACATACTTAAATATAGAGGAGAGGGAGGAGTTAAAACGGTTATTGGTAGTGCAGTCCACTGCGTTGCTGAAGCCCTCACCCGCATCAAAAAGAATATTCAGGAGGGTGGTGCCAACTTTATTGTGATGGACGATATTGGCAGAGTCCAATATGATCCTGACACATGGCTAGAGCCACGGACCTTAGAAGATATTGAGGTGGACACGATCAATAAGAACCGAAAGAATAAAAGCACCTTCAAAGACCAAGTTGCTTTAGAATATGGTACGGTTCGTTACGGCGAAGAGCTAGTTGATATTCTGATTGAGCGTGCTTATGAGCATTATGAGTTACAGCGACTAATTGATGAGGCAAAAGAAAAGGGGAAGAAGGACCCATTTCAACGAAACTATCGCGAGTTCTGCTGGATGCTACTAGAGCAGTATGATCCACGCTTTGAAAATGTCGTAGATGTTGAATTTAAGTTTGATCTCCCCTTGCCTTATCCTTGGGCTGTTGGTGACGACGGTGAATTCATTCGAATGTTGGGGTTCATTGATTTGATAACTGAGCCTGAACCAGGTGTTTTAGTTGTAACAGACTATAAAACCGGCGAACGAACCAAGTTCCCAGGGTTCCAGCAGAAGACTTACTCTGATATTAAGAAGGACCTGCAGCTAAGCATGTATTGCTATGTGCTACAAACTCTCTTCCCAGATAAAATCATCATTGCAAACCTATTCTTTATTCGTGATGGTGGTGTGTTCTCTGTAACCTTTGACCCTAATGACAACGCTATTGCTGTTAATGAGATCCTTGAGGCACACCTTAAAAAGGTTCGGGAGTGCAAAGAGCCAGATATGCTTTCTCCAGTTATGCGGACAGCGTCTCAAAGCACCATTGACGGTTTTCAGTTTAAAGATACAAGAAGTGGAACAGTTAACTCTGTTTGTATGTATCTTTGTCCCGCCTTTAAAAGTAAGCAGTTTAGCACAGACTGTGACTGTAAGTTCTTAAGCTCTAAAATTGCAGAACTAGGAATGGAAGAGGTCGAGAGGCTCTACTCCAAGAAAAACTTCAAGGTATAAGGAACGAATATGATTTCATTCATTAGCACAGACTTTTCTCTCTCTTCATACTTCAAACCGGAGAATATGGAAAACCAGTGCATTCTGTGTGATGATAACTTGAGTGGGGCAGTAGACTACTTTCAGCAATGCAAAAAGAAAAGTTTCAAGCCGATCATTAGTTATCGGGGAGACGAAATATACATTGCAAAGAATAAAGCAGACTATACAGAGATGCTTGACGCTTTCTCTTCTGAGCGTATTCCGAAGGTCACAACAATTGCTGGCGTACCATTTGGAACGCTCGCTAATTTAGTTACCGACAGTTACTACCCCTATACCCCTTCAGAAGACGCATGGGAACTCGGCAAAAGCTACCTCCGTCAACTAGAAGGGGATGTGATTGTTGGAATTACCCCCTATGATTCTGGTGCTGATGAGGGTCTCAGAGACCTTCTTAGAGACCTTGCGGAACACCTAGGTCTTCCCACCTGTGTGGTGGATGATGTCCATTACGCGTCAAACCTGGCTACCTCAGACGGTATTGAGTATGAGCCGCACAAAGATCATCAGATTTTGGTCTGTCACAGGACAAAAAAGACCATTGATGATCACGATCTAATGGATGATCGGTTCAAACGCTTCTTTAAGAGCAGCGAATACTACCCTCAAGACTGGTCAAAGCTGCCAGAATACAAGGGGACCGAAGAATTAGTTGCTTCTTGTGAAGAATACAGTATTCTAGACGAGCCACAACTCCCCTTCTTTAAGGACGCAACCAAAACCCTAACTAACCTGGCCCGAGAAGGCTGGAAGGAAAAAGGGCTATCTAAGATAGAAAACTGGAAAGTTTATCGTGATCGCATCAAAGAAGAGATTCGCGTTATTGATAAGTCTGGTTTTTCGGCCTACTTCTTAGTTCTAGAAGATGTATGTAGATGGATTGATGAACAAGGCTGGATGAGAGGTCATGGGCGAGGATCAGCGGGAGGCTGTTTAATCTCCTTCCTAATCGGAATTACTAAAGTTGACCCTATTGAGTACGACCTACTGTTCGAGAGGTTCTTTTCAGAGGATCGTGCAGAGGCTAGACAGCTACCAGATATTGATATTGACGTGCCTAAGTTTAAGAGGCAGCAAATCTTTGCATACCTCCAAGATACCTACGGACATGGTTCGGTAGCTCAAATGGTAACCTTTGCTGCTTTACAGGGACGCTCAGCTCTTACTTCTGCCTTAAAGTTTAATGACTCATGTACCTTTTCTGAAATTAAAGCCATTACTGAATTTCTTCCTCAGAAGGATAAAGTCAGTGACCAAATGGATGCTGTTGGTGAGCATAGTCTAATTCGTTGGACACTAGAATACCTGCCAGATATATTAGCTGACTTTGCCAGACTTGAAGACGGTAAGATTGTTGGTGACTATGCGAAAGAATTTGAGCAGGCTATTAGACTCGAAAAGATTAAAATAGACAGGAGCAAACACGCCTCTGCCATTATCGTCTATAACGGCAATATCAGAGATGTTTGTCCTATGATTAAAGACAAATCTAGCGATGAGCTTATTACTCACTTCTCTATGGAACATGGTGAAGCTGCCGGGTTAGTCAAACTTGACCTGTTGGGCTTGGCTACTATGGACAAACTAATGCTAATCAACACGCTCTTAGAGGAGAAAGAAAATGAATAAAACAATAGTTATCGCTTCAGGGTACTTTAATCCGGGACATACGGGTCACTTAGACTATCTTGAAGAGGCTAAAAAACTAGGAGATTTATTATTTGTTATTGTTAATAACGATGAACAGGTTAAGCTTAAGGGGTCGCAAGCGTTCTTTTGTGAAAGTGAACGCGGCAGACTAGTGCAGTCTTTAGAGTGTGTTGACCAAGCAATTATCTCAGTAGATTTTGACAAATCGGTCAAGAAAACTATTGGGGTGATTTGGTCTGTGTTCCAACTAAGCGGAGCAAACATTGTCTTTGCTAACGGCGGAGATCAGAAGTCGGGCGTTCCAGAAGAAGAATTTTGTATGCGGAACGGCATTAAAATGATTTATGGTGTGGGTGGAGAAAAAACACAGTCTTCCAGTACTTTATTAAATGGCATAAAGGGAAAAAATGGTAGAGCTTGAAAGCAACGGCCCAATACTATTTGTAAAGCCTTTCCCTAAACCAGAAGCACTAGAGATTAGTTCTTGTTTAGATGCACAAGAACAATACGTTTTAAAAAAGATTTATCCAGACTATTCGGTAACCTGCGTAAACAAAGAGGGAAAACCAAACAAAAAACAACTTAAGCAGTTTTCTGTAGATGTGCGTAAATATGACCACATTGTGATTATGGGAGTACAGTGCTCTAAACTGTTAAACCTAAAATACTTTGAATGGGGATCTCAAACCATACACACTAATCATTATGACAAAACCTTTTGGTTTTCTCCCGCGTTGGGGACAATGATGACATCAAGCAAAAAACTAAAAAAGTTTCGTACTTTTGTGGAGAGTATTGTTGATAACCTTTAAGCTCTATCTGTGTGCGTACGACGGTCAAATCAACACAAGAATGCTAGAGGTCCTAGCCCTAGACGAAGAATTAGCACTAAGCGTGGCCCGTTTAGCCATTAATACGTTGTGGCCCGACTCAACAAGTTCTAGTATATTAATTGACCAAAGCAAAATTTGCCTTGATATGTTAGAACCGAGTATGAATTAATGAGAAAAACCAAATATAAGGAACAAAATGAAGCAGAACAACATTGCATTTATTGACTTTGAGACCACCGGACTATCAAAGAAGTGTCAGCTTACTCAAGTAGCTATTGTGGTCATGGACGGAAAAACACTAGAGTTTAGCAAGAACGATGTATTCAGCTCTAAAATTTGGATTGAGCAAGACGAAGATAGGTGTGCGGAGCTAGACATTGAACCGATTACCCAAAAGGTACTAGATCTTACCCACAACACACGAGAGGAGCTTTTAAAAGCACCAAAAGAAGATGTCGTTTGGGACAAGATGCTTCAGTTCCTAAAACGCTATTCTAACGCCGGACAGTGGGGTAGGCCAATTATGGCGGGCTACAACATTACAAACTATGACCGCCCACTCTTTGATATAAGAGCAGAGAAGTATGGTCAGTGGGACGACAAGCACAGATGCAATAAAGTGTTCCATCCAAGAGAGATTATCGACCTGCAGAAATTTATGTATCTGATTGTAGAGTCATTCCCAACGGTAAACTCAATGAGTATGGACAACATGAGACAATTATTTGGGTTTCCAGACACTGGAATGTCTCATGATGCTCGCGTTGACGTTATTGAGGGTGCTTTATTACTTCAAAGACTAATGCGTTGGTTACGGAAACTTAGCTCCAAGAAGAAGTTTGAGGGGGTAATGGCCTCCGCTAATGTGAAGGATTTTATGTGATTGATTTTTATGACCTACCAAAAAATGACTATAAAACCTGGGAACTGTTGGCAACTGGCAAAACTGCCGGCATCTTCCAGCTAGACAATGAAAACCTTGGTGGTAGGTTCTCTCGAAAGATTCAACCTAAGAGTATTGACGATATTGCTGCTGTAACCACCATTATTAGGCCGGGTACACTAAACGCAGAAATGGAAGACGGTGAATCAGCCGCCATTCATTATGAAAGACGACATAGGGGCGTTGAGAAACCAGAAAGCTTTCATGAGCTACTTGATGTTATCCTGAAAGACACACAGCAGATTATTCTGTATCAGGAACAAACGATTAAGATTGCCAAAGAGCTGGCGGGTTTTACTGGTGCTCAAGCCATGAAACTTATGAAGGGGATCGGTAAGAAGAAAGCCGACCTAATCATGGCACTAGAGAAAGACTTTGTCTCTGGCTGTGTAAAGAACGACATTGTTCAAGAAGAGGCACAGAAGATTTTTGACGTTATCAAGAAGTCGGCACGTTACTCATTCAACAAGTCACACGCCGTAGCATACTCTGAGATTAGTTACTGTGACGCCTACGCAAAAGCAAACCACATGATAACCTTCTATGTGGCCTCGCTAAGAATGGCACAACACAAAACCAAGTCTAAGATTGTAGTAAAGAAGCTGGTAAAAGAGGCGGCAGCCTTTGGTATTGTTTGTAAACCACCCCGACTTGATAATTGCTATGTTGATTTTACTGAGAGCCGTGGCGAGATTTACTTTGGCGTTTCTAATATTAAAGGGATAGGAGAAAAAAAGGCTCAGCAAATTGTGGACATAGCTCCAGGACCAGATACTTGGTATAAGTGTTTGTTTTGTCTACTAGGAGTGGGTAAGGCGGTTGCTGAGAACTCTATTCGGGCAGGAGTCTTTGCTAAGTACAAAGTCCCAATTCGGAGACAGATTGATGACCTTAACAATCTATCGTTATTGTCGGTTGGCGAGAAGAAGTACGCAATAGAAACATATAATAATTTTGACAATTTTGCCGACTTGCTTCGACATGTTAAGGTCACTAAGGCCACAAATAAACGAAAAGATAAACTGGACTCCATTATTAAACTAATGGATCACCCACCAGAAGAACTACAAGATAACCTACGGGATACCACCCAAAATGAAGTTGAATTGTTTGGCTGTACTATTAGTTATGATAATATTGATACGGTTCACGCAGCTGGAAATTGCAGTGTTAACGACTACAACGAGGGGAAAGATTTAAAGTTTTATCAGATAGTGGTTGAGGTGGAACGTGCTAAGACACACGAGATAACCAAAGGTACTAGTAAAGGTAAGCTTATGTGTTTCCTGTCTGTATTTGACCATAGCGGTAAAATGGACGTTACTCTCTTTGATATAGCATACGACGAATTCGGTGGATTACTATATGAGGGCAGCACAATTATGATTAAGGGCAAACGGGGCCGACGAAAGGGGCTTATTGTAGATGAGGTTCTACAGATAACATGATAAAACTATTAGCAACAGAAACAAACTATATTAAAGGATACGGTAGAATATCTGACTTACTTGGGAAGACCACATACGGTTTGTCTTTTGAAGAGTTTAATAGGTATGACAAAGTATGGGAGGAGTGGGAAGAAGATCTCTCACTACCGCATTATATATTACCCCCTAATTTTTTGACCCGTTCTATACCCAAAGGAACCATGAGAGTTTACGGTGAAAACAATGCGTAAAAGAGTCATGATAATCTCTGAATTCTCAGAGCTGTCAACTGGTTATTCGATATATGCCAAGAACCTAATAAGACAACTGTACAATAGTAATAAGTACGAAATCGCAGAATTGGCGTGTTACGCAGAAGTGGGAGATCCAAGATTAAGCTCTCCTCCGTGGAAAGTATTTCCTACGGTTCCACACCCCGAAGACACACAGGGAAGGAAACAGTATCACTCTGATCCATTTAATGCCTTTGGGAAAGGCGTATGTAACGCTATTTTTAATGAGTGGCGACCAGATTACGTTTTAACCTTCTTTGATGCATGGTACTCAGATCATCTAATTAATCTGCCTTCCTACTACAATACTGTAGAGAATGGGTTATTCAATCTGATCTGGATGCCGACAGTAGATGCGGTTAATCAAAAACCCAGTTGGTTGGCATCATATAAAGAATGTGATGGGCTACTGTGTTACACAGACTGGAGCAGGGACATTCTACAAGAAGAGGGGTCTTTATTCACACACGGTGAGGCTCCAGCTTGTGGCTCAGAAGAGTTTGCTCCAGGACACAAGGGTAAGGCTAAGGAATCATTCGGTCTGAGTCCGGACACTAAAATTATTACAATGGTTTCGCGTAATCAAAGACGAAAACTGTTTCCTGACCTAATCAATACTTTTGCAGAATATCTGAAAGAATCAGAGCGGGACGATACGCTGTTATGGCTACATACGTCTTATCCCGACAATCAAGGATGGGATATTGGTCGCTGTATTATGGACGGCGAAGTATGTAACAAGGTATTGATCACCTATTCCTGTGAGTGCGGGAACGTCTTTCCAAACCATTTCTGTGGGGCGACGGCGTTTTGCGGCAACTGTCATCGTTGGTCAGCACAAACCTCAAATGTAGGGGGTAAAATTTCTGACAGTGATATGGCCCGTATACTTAATGCCACAGACCTAGCTGTACTACACTCAAACTCTGAGGGCCAGGGGATCTTTACCTGGCAAGCCGCCGCTTGTGGTGTTCCAATCTGTGAAGTAGACTATTCAGCTATGTCTTCTGCGGTTAATAAAATGGGTGGCTATAAAGTTCCGCCTATCTCATTAACAGAAGAGATCGAGACTGGGTGCAAAAGGGCTGTTCCAGATAACTCCGCACTTAAAGCCGTGTTTCATGATCACTTTAGTTTACCTAACAGCCTTCAGGTTCTCAAGGGGGCAGAAACACGCAACAAGTATATTGAGAACTACTCATGGGACAAAACAGCAAACGAATGGATGAAGATTATTGATAGTTTACCGGTAAAGACCTGGAATAGGGACGCAAGAATGGATACCTCAGAAGCCTTCAGTCCTCATCCACACCTTTCAAATACTCAGTATGCAAGATGGCTAATTAAAAAAGTAGCTTGTCAGCCCGAGAGACTAAACACATTCTTTGAACTTCAACTCATTGAAGAACTAACGAACGGCGTTATGGACAATACTAAACTGACACGAAAACCAAGAGAGTTCTTTTATGAGAGATATTCTTGGTTTAGGAACCGTCTAAACGAACTGGAGCATATACGATGCAATTAAAAATTGAACAAGATGTTTTTGATAGACTAATGAAATTCGCCAAAGAAGTTCAGAAGCCCTATCGTAAATTAGCTATGGAAGCTATGAGAATTGGTGTAGAGGTGCTATGGCACAAATACTACGCAGACGCTCGTGTGGTTGTCCTACACAAGAAAAAGGACAAAGAGGTGGAATTTTGTGAAATCGAAACAGAAAGCAAGGAGAAATTTGATGCAGGCATTAGTAAAGCGGAAGAATAAGAAGGACTGGGTTTTCAAATGGGATGGTAAGGCTTACTCTATGGTGACCCACTATGGGAACACCTATCGGTTAGCACTAAGTGACAACCTAAAGGTTGAGATCCAAAAAGATACGGGTTGGGAAAACAACTCAACAATTAACGATACAGTGCGACCAACGCAAGTAATTTTTAGTCTTTGAGGAAAAAATGAAGATACTTCTCTTAAGTAGTTATGAAGAGGGGAACTCAGCCTGGTCCAGAGCAGCACAGAATATGTGTAGAGCTTTGGACGTGGCTGGGGCCAACGTTGTGCCCCGCAGTTATAAACTTAACCAGTCACAACCAAATGTCCACGAGAGGGTGAGGGAATTAGAGGCTGGCAGCGAAGAAGGGTGTGACACGATACTTCATATCGGATTACCCCATCACTATAGCTGGGACGATAGATTCTTCAATGTCGGCTACTTCTTTACAGAAAGCCAAAACTTCTCAGGCTCTAGTTGGGTGAGTCACTGCAACCTAATGGATCTTGTATTGGTTCCCAATAAATATGCGGCGGTTGCCGCTGCTGATAGCGGCATTACGGTTCCGATCAAAGTATGTCCCGTTCCACTAGATACAGAACTATACAAGGAATATGAGCCACTAGAGCAGATTAAGGATGCCACCTTTGGTGACTACTTGTTCTACTTTATTGGTGACTTTGGTTTACGAAAGGCACTGCCCACAGTCTTAAAAGCGTTCTACACAGAGTTCTCAAAAAATGAGCCTGTGAACTTAGTCATTAAGACAAACAAGTACGGTGTGTCTCAAGCAGAAGTCGAAGCTATGACCCTAAAAATGGTTAATGAAATCAAACAGGGTCTACGAGTTAGTGCCGAGTACAGCGATCCTGTTATCATTACAGACGAGCTATCACAAGAAGACCTATTCAGACTACATTCGACATGTAACTGTTTAGTTAGCCCTAGCTACGGCGAGGCGTGGGGCTTTAATGTTCTGGACGCTATGGGGCTGAAAAACTCGGTTATCACCTCAGATACCGGCGGCTTCAAAGATTATTCGCCCCAAAAAATTAAGTCATACCCAAGTCAAGCCTTTAATATTGAGTCCTTTCCTGGACTAATGACAGGTCATGAAACTTGGGAGTGCGTTGATCAAACCGACCTAATGAAAACGATGCGTCAATGCTTTAACTGGGAAGGCAGTATTTCAACCAATAAGCAAATTGCCTGTGGGTACAGCTTAGAGAAGGTCGGAAAACAACTACTAACAATTTTGGAAAGAGAAACACCATGAAAATCACCCACTCTACTATCAACAGAGTAGACCCAAACAGAACTATTAGGGTGCTGGGTGCATTTGCTCATGAGCGTTTTGATGCCAACTTGGCTAAGATTCCAAATTTTGAGTTTTATTGTCTACCTATTGAACATTCCAGAAAATGGGACAAAAGAAAAGCACCTTTCCCCGATAATTATTTTCTATGTGATCGAAATGTCTTATCTTATAGAGACTTTGACTATGTGATTTGCGAGAATCCGCTCGCCCTCTATCCAGAACTTAAGGCTATATCACTAGAGTATAATCTTCCCATCATCAATATTTGGCATACTAATTCGCCCCCAAGCTGGGATAAGAACAGCTGGGACGCCCAGCCCTTTATTAACGACACTAATGTATTTATCACAAAGTACAACGAACTGATCTGGACGGGACAATCTGGAAACCATAAGGTAATTGATCACTGTATTGATACTGAACTATTTGCTACGGCTGAGATGTTAGGTAAAAAGCAAGAAAATACTATCTTTAATATGGTGAATGATTTTAGTAATAGGAGTAGGGAACACGGGTTAGAACTATTTAAACACCTGACACAAGGACTGCCAGTCAAGCTTTTAGGGGATAGTCCGGGAATCTCTAAGCCTGCAGAAAACCTAGATCACTTAGTAGAAGAAATTGCCACAAGCTCTATCTTCTTATCAAGCAGTCTCTCTAGTCCCTTGAGTATGAGTATTCTAGAGGCCGCGAGTTGCGGATTAGCTCTAGTATTGACCTCATGCTCTGGAAACCCAGATTACTTTGATGATTCAAATGCGTTTTTCTTTTCTCCAAATCGTCCGCAAGACGGAAGAGAGCACTTAGTTAACCTGCTGCAAGACAAAGACCTACGGGATGAATACGGACAAAAAGCCCGAGAACGAGTTGAGCAGCTTACAACAGAAAGATTTGTTGACAAATGGGAACAGATATTGAGAAGACGCTAAAGCAATTCTCAAAAATAGGGTTATTTAGCCATAACCCCAATAATGGGATAGGTTTATGGACCGAAGAACAAGAACTTCTATTGAGTTTAGTGGGCAACAGTAAGAAGTATTTTGAGATTGGCTCTCATAATTTAGGCTCTGCCTTGTTGGTAGAGAAGCACGCTGAAGTACTAGGAATTGATCGCGAAGTGTTTGCACTAGATCTAAAGTTTTCGCCGTGGGCAAAATTGAACTATGAGCGTGCTAAGTCTAGCATTGCACAAATTGCGTGCAGTTCCAACAACTTACGTGATTACAAGGACGACTTGGAGGGTACAGATTTCATCTTCATTGATGGCTTCCATTCGTTCTATCAAGTAGTTAAAGACTTTGAGCTTAGCTACGACCTTATGACCAATGGTGGCATTATCGCATTCCATGATACTTCACCTAACTTAAATAAGACAGAGCACGTAAAAAAATGTACCGAATTCGCACAGAGCAACCTAAAGTATCTTACTGAAGACGAATCTGAAAACTTCTATGTGGATGAAGCTATCTGTTTTATCTTAGACAAGTTTAGAGATAAGGCTGATCTTGAACTAATAGACTGCACTATAGAATGTTATCATCCGCGAGAAACAAGACTTAATAGTTGGATTAGAGGCAAGACTAGTCCTCACTCAGCAATATGGGCAATAAAGGTAAACAAATGAAAGTTAACGTAGGGAACGGAGAGATTCAGGGGTATCTTAATCAACCCGAAAAATTGGATCTGAACGATATAGAAGATGCGTCATGCACAGAAATTTTAGCACCGTCAATTGTCAATGTTATTCACTATACCAAGATACAAGATATTCTAACCCAATGGTATGCGAAGCTTCGTCTTAAAGGAGTGGTGATTTTAGGCGGTTATGACCTAGTAGAGTTCTCTAAATCCGTGATTCGTTATGAGATCAGCAAAGAAGAAAAGAACTCAATTATTGCCGCATCTGGCTCGTTCTTCCCGCTAGATGAAATCACGCAACTTGTTTGTATGATTGGGTTTAAGATCAAAAAACGACAGCTTAATGGCATTCGGTACACTTTGGAGCTAACAAGAGAATGAAAATTAGAAGAGACGAAATCGATGGCGAAGAAGTTATAATTACACCATGTCAAGAGTGCTTATTTTACAATCGTTTTCCTAAGCCGTCTTGTGCATTAGGAAGAATTAAAAAGTACGAGGCTCTAGATAAGGTGATTCATGTCAATAATGAAACGGTAGAAATTAAGACCTTCTGTAATCACGCTAGACCCATTTCTTGGCAGAATTTGGATGAGTCAATACAAGACTGTGTTAAGAGGGTCCAGGAAGACAATAAGATTAAATATGATCTAATTGCTAGAATTGAATCATCAGAAGACGTACTAAAACTCGCCCCCTTCACTAAACGAGCAACTCCACCACAACAGATAATCTTCTCTTTTGAAGAGCTAAATATTGGAGAAGTAGTAGAGAACGCATCGCACCTTGGTATTGATTTTGAACTTATTCAAATCAAAGACGTAAGTGCTCGCGTTAATCTCGAACTCGATAGGGTACGGGCCGCATGGTCTGAGACGGTCGATGTCAACAAAAAGTACAGCATTGATTTAATGGCGGATTTTGAGGGTCGAATCAACAACAACTTGGAACAAATTGTGGCTGTTGTTGGTGAACAGTACATTATTATGAGCATGTTAATTGCTACCTTTGACACAATAGGTTTGCATTTTAGTTTTGATAACATTGAAGATATTGCAAACATGCAGAACACAACAGATAATATTAGGAGGTTTGATGGAGAGCGTATATGTGATTATAGCCAACCACAACTATAGTCAGTATGTGGGCAAGGCTATTAAGAGTGCTCTAGGTCAATTGCACCCCGTTAAAGTGTGTGTGATTGATGATGGGTCTACCGACAACTCCGTAGAGGTAATCGGGGCAAACCTTAAGATTGATACCGCTAATGAAATCAACGAGAGAAACGGTCATATCTTTATTAAGCAGTCACCCTGTGTAGGAGCATCAGAAGCAAGAAATATTGCTATTAAGCACGTATGGGATAAGGCTGACTATTTCCTCATCTTAGATGCGGATGATGAAGCCTATCCTAACAAAGTACAAACAATGCTAGAGGCGTTCAGAAATCCTGGGGTTGCTGTGGTCTATGCAGACTATCACATCGAAAACACTATTACTGGTGTTACAGTGCCCGAATTTAAGAAGCCTTTCAGTGGCCCACTGCTGGAACAAGAATGTATTGTTCATAGTCAAGCACTAATTTCAAAACAAGCACTACAGGAGGTATTAGAGGATGGTAGAGTATATGATCCTGAGCTTCATAAGCCACGGACGGACGCTGAGGGAAATGCTCAACATTCTGGCTCTGTGTCTGAAGACTATGATTTATGGTTAAGAATTGCTGAACGTTTTATGATTTGGCATATTCCCGAGTTCCTTTCGTTGGTACGTGTTACCGGCGAGAACCAAAGCAAACCAGAAAATATCACCCCCGAGATTTTTCAGGCTGCTAGAAAACATATGCTAGATAAGGCTAGGAGACGAAATGAATAGATTTACCGCTCCAGTAAAACAACAGCCTGGGATCACGGTAGACCTTCCTGTGGTTGTATTATCCTCCACCATCAACCATAAGATGGGGGTCTATGGTGCGAAATTTGACCATGACGCTGGAGCAGAGAAGCTCTTTGATCGACAGCGTAGAACAATTAAGGCGGTGCTACCTAAAGCGGAAATTGTGTTAGGGGTAGGAAAAGACTACCATAAAGCTAATCGCAACCTAAAAGAATCCTGGCTTGATCAGGGCGTAAAAATGGTAGAGAATCAGCTATGGCAAGACACCTCAGAAACTGAAACCCTACGTTTAGCTATGAATGTTTTACCTAGTGCGTCCCGTATTTTGTTCATTTCTGGTGATGTTTGCTTTGATAAGGAATCTCTAAGTTTTCTAGATGCTTCTCAATCAATGCTCTCATACTATATGGACGATAATGAGGATGAAATTGGGGTCAACTTTGATCTCAATAATCATTACAAGCTTAGCGGTACAGGATTTGATTTTCGGGCCAAGTGGTCAAACATGCTTTATCTAACAGGATACGAACTGGAAACCTTAAGAAAGTTCTGTGTACCCAAGAACTCAAAACTGGAACTGTGGGAATTTTTGCAATACGCAATCAAAAACTCTGGGAACATCACTTGCGTAGAGACCCCTGGAAACATCACTAGAGCATACAATGCTATTAAACTGGAGGAAGTCGCGTGCGTTGGCTAATTACAACAGATGGTCCCCATGCCCATCACTATCATAGAATGGGAATAGCAAAAGCATTAAAATATGCTGGTCATGACATCATTATGATGGACATCACAAAGGGGTCACCGTATGATGCATTTGATAAATTCAATCCAGAGATTGTGTGGACCCAATCATATAATCTAACCCCGTCCCTAATCGAATGTATTAAACATAGTGACTGCAAAGTCTTTATGCGGGCATTTGACTGGGGTCCTATGGCAAAAGACGTGGCCAAACTTAATGAGAGCGGCCAGAACATTATGATTGAGAACGCCTCAGAAAAAGAGAAAGAGAATGTAAGATCTATTTCTGACCGTATCTCTTTTGTATGTAATCATTATGTTCCTTCCATGCTTATGGAAGCTATGGAGAGCTGGACCGAGTTTGTAGAAGTAAAAGAAAATATGCTTGGTTTTTGTCCATTTACCTATTCTGGTGGACAAGACATGCCTGAATTCTACTCAGACGTTTCATTTATTGGGAGCTATCACCACAGAAAACCAGCATTAAATGACTATATCATTGGTCTAAACAAGCTCAAGACAGAGCGAAACAATCTCAACGTCAAAATCTTTAGCTCCTGGTATTGGCCTAGTGAGTATTACTGTGGGGTTATCCCAACGGAATACAACAAACACGTCTATCACAACGCAAAGATTTGTCCAAATGTGTCAGAGGACCACTCAAGACTTTTGGGGCACGACGTAATTGAGCGAATCTTTGCTGTCTTAGGTGGTGGGAACTTCTGTGTATCAGACTATGTAAAGGGGGCGGCTGAGCTTTTCCCCGACGAAATGATTTTTGCGTCAGATAAACAAGAGTTTCACGATATGATTTTTCATTATGTTGAGAACCCCCTTGAGACAAAAATTTTCACAGATAAAGCACAGGCCAAAGTATGGGATCAGCACACTTATTTCCATAGGGCGGCGGCTTTATTCTCAAACCTAGGATTTGAAATCGAGGCAGTAAATATGCTAAATCTCATTCCCAAAGTTTACGGCGAGATGGTTGGTGGACAGTTGTTCACCCCTCAAAAAGTTTGACCATTTTTTCTAATCGCACGGATTTTTCGGTATAAAAAATCGTTTCGACGATATACTATTATGAGGGTCCGTGTTCATCAAGCAACATCACCCCTAGAAAGCAAAAATAATCACACAATATGACAGACAGACCAAAAGACAAATCAAAAGACAAATCAAAAGAGTCTGGCAACTTAACCTTCAAGTTAGGAGATAGACTAAAGGCGGCTTTAGAAGAAGCTGTGCAAGCTGAAAAAACAAAAGGAACAGACAAATGAAAGTGATAGTTACCTCAGGTAAATATTCACAAATCTTGCCTCTTTTTGCTCAACAGTTTAATAAGTACTTTTCCTCAGATACTGAGGTCATCATACTTTCTCCACGGGGTGTTACTGGACTACCCAGTAACTTTTCTTGTGTCAAGATACCATTCACCGATTATTGGTGCAACGATATTCGAGAGTTCTTTGATTCTTTTGAAGACGAGATATTTTTAGGGTGTATGGAAGATCATTTTTTACATTCTCCTGTTGATCTTGGTTTATTGGCAGAAATAATAGAAGAATTTAAATATGGAGATATTGTTAAGTTTTGCTCAGTAAAACCTAATGACTGGAAATCACAGATTAGAGACTGTTCTAATTATCGATATACTCAACTTGAAAGAAATGATAAACTGTGGTATGATGCACCAGTTAGGCAATCTTTGCTGCCAAGTATCTGGAAAACAGATTTTTTTAAGTATCTACTAGACAAAAGTAGAGACTTTAACGCTTGGGAATTCGAAACAAGAAAGAATATGTATCATCTTGAAGAAGACGTTCTCAATTATATCGGAGACAGAAAGATTCTGTTTGCAAAAGAACAGCTGTATCCTATGTCCGACGTAATTCGAGGAGGACAGCCAGCAGAACACTATTGGGCACAAGAAGTAAAGGACCCAAAAGATATCGCTATATTTAAAGAAGCAACAGAAAGGGTTTTTCCAGATGTATTACGGACAGCGTGAAACAGACAGATATATTGATGAATACTTCCCCAACCAAATTATAGGCAACTGCGTTGAGGTTGGAGTGGCGAATGGGACTAGGGGGTCAAACACGCTACTGTTTGAAAAAAGAGGGTGGAATACGTTATGTATTGACCCCATTCCAAAACATGTGGCACAAGCTAAAGAGACTAGAAAACAGGTATTAGAGTGTGCCTGTAGCAATTTTAACGGATATGATTACTTCACGTCATATGATATTGGCGAGAACAATATTCAGTCCTCTTTAAGCAGCCTTCATACTGACAAGCGTCTAATTGAAAGCCATAAAGACATCATCAATGATACTGATACGTTTATGGTAAGGGTCAAAAGACTTACTGCAATATTAGACGAACAAAAATGGTCTAAGCAAATTGACTTTGTCTCAATTGATACTGAGGGCACAGAGCTGGACGTACTCCGAGGATTAGACTTGGGAAAATACCAAGTCAAGTTATTAGTCGTCGAGAACAATTTTGAAGACTCAGATGTTGCTGAGTATCTAGAGTGTTTCGGATTTGAGCACGATCAAAGGTTCTTTGTTAATGACTTCTTTGTAAATAGGAACCTTAAATGATTAATGTAACAGGAAACAAATTAACTGAGCTATTTAGTTTGGGCGAGCTATATGTTTCCGACTTTGTAACAGAACAAGAGAACCTCACATCAAGTGATCTTACTCTTTATCTGGATGAGATATCTGGTCTTGTTCAATTAGGTGAGTCAATTGATTATGATAAGCTGTATCGAAAGTATTGGTATAGTTCTGGCACTAATGAAACAATGCGGAAAGAACTAAGAAGAGTTGTTGACGATGTGTGCTACGTGACAGCCGCTGAGGGGGCGTGGCTAGACATTGGATGCAATGACGGCACATTACTCGGATTCGCCCCTAAGACGATGGAGAGGGTCGGTTGCGATCCGTCTGACGTGGCTGGAGATTCGATGGGCGACTACTCGCTCGTAAATGATTACTTCACAGCAGAAAACGTCGAAAAATACGGTAAGTTTAAAGTAGTAACGGCTATTGCTATGTTCTACGACCTAATTGACCCCGTAAGATTCTTAAAGGATGTTTATGATGTCTTAGAAGACGATGGAGTTTTCGTAATTCAAATGAGTTACTTACCTCTAATGATTAAGCAACTGGCATTTGATAATATTGTTGCAGAACATCTTTGCTATTATACCCTACAATCACTGATTTACTTCCTTAGTAAGGCTAATCTAAGAATTGTAGACTGTAAATTAAACGATGTAAACGGTGGAAGCTTTGTTGTTCATGCTCAAAAAGACTGTGCAACAAAAGAGAGTTATGCCACAGCCCCATATCGAGACGTAGCAAACTGGAGAATTGATTCAACTATTGAGATGGAAGACGTTCAAGGAATGACCAATATTTCTACTTATCGAAACTTCTTTAAGAATGTTCAACTACTAAAGAAAAGAACGGTAGACTTTATTACACAGGCGGTAGCAAGCGGTAAGACCGTGTACGGATTAGGTGCCTCAACTAAAGGAAATACTCTGCTTCAATACTACGGATTAGACGAGACATTGATTACGGCTATTTCTGAGCGACAACCTAAGAAGCATGGACTATTTACAGTCGGAACGAACATTCCAATCTGCTCAGAGGAGGCATTAAGGGACGCTAATCCTGACTATGTTCTGGTTCTTCCCTGGCACTTTATCCATGAGCTTAAAGGTCGAGAGAAGAACTACTTAAAAAGAGGCGGTGAGTTTATTGTTCCATGTCCGAAGTTTGAGGTGATTGGATGTTAGGCGAACTAATCGATAAATTAACAGTGGTAAACTTAAAGATTTGGCATCTAGAAGATATAAAACGTGACTCTGATGATGACTCGAAGGTAGCATCTGCTTGCAGAAAGACAAATATTCTGAACTCACAAAGAAATCAATTAATGGAAGATATTGATAATTTAATGGTTCGATATCTTGATGGCGAGAAACCTCAAGTTTCACATCAGGGGAGCACAAAGATCTATGGAAAACAATGATTTTGATATCCCTCATGATGCCTTAGTTAGAGCAAAACAGTTAGCTGAACATCAAGCTCTAACTCAATTAAAAAAGGCGGTGAAAAGAGGAATGGCTGTTTATGAGGAGCGTGCCTGTCTAGGGCCTTATGCCTCACGACTTATTTCTTTAATGAACCTAGTTAATGTGAGAAACGAATAATGCAAATCGGAATAATTGTACCACATCTGGCAGTAGCACAGTTATCATATTTGATAACGCAACAAGTAAACAAGGCGGATATGGATTATGTGATCTTTCAAGAACACCCTCTTCCGCCAATTCAAAGAGTTCGTACAGCAGTATTGCCAATCTACGAAATCACAAAATTTAAAGGGGTCCTAATTGGCACTGACCTTAGTGCAGCAAAGTACATGGTTAACCTAACGGCCCCATCACGAAAACTATTCTATCCTTGGCACGTAGAATGGATGAAGCACGGCAATGATTTCTTGTCAACCGTAAAGACTATCATGAGTCCTCAGCTTGAAGTTATTGCTAGGTCACAATCATACGCCGATCAAATCAGAATTATGAACCGTGAACCATCAGCTATTATTCCAGACTTTAACCTAGAAGGATTTGTAAGGTATTGCAACGAGCACGAAAAAGTCAGTAAATTTATTAATAAAAGCGACAGTATCCCTATTTCTTCCAAACAAAGAATAAAATACAATGGGCACCAAGCCTAGATATAATACACGTTCTAGAATACCTAGACCTACACAAAGAGGCAAATCATGGCTACTAAAAAAAGCGTAGACGCTTTAACTAAAGATATTCTAAAGGTGGAATATTTTGACAAAGAACGCAGCACTACTTCTATAGCGGCTGAATATGGGACTAACCCAAAGCGTATCAGTAGACTACTAAAGAAGCACGGATATAAGACACGCTCAAGAAGCGAAGCCCAAAAGTTAGTTGTTGTTGATCTTCACCCAACCAGAGGTAAGACAAGAACAGACGAGGAAAAGATCGCCATCTCTAAAGGTGGTGCGGACTCTTGGGATGAGGATCGTAAGGCAGCGGCTTCTGCCGCCGCTAAACAACAATGGGACCTAAGAACGGAGGAGGAGAGACAGCGGATTTCAAGTAAGGCCGTTAAGGGACTAAGAGAAGCTGCAAAAAATGGCTCTAAGATGGAGCACAAGATTGTAGAACATCTTCAAGCTAACGGTAACACTGTATTACATCACGACATGGCACTCCCCAACGAAAAACTTGAAGTGGACATTTGGGTAACCAACAAAGATGTGATTATTGAGGTTGACGGGATTTTCCACGTCGAACCAGTCTACGGAGAAGAGAAGCTCCGAAAAACTCAGGATGCGGATTTACGCAAAAATAACCTACTAATAAAGAATGGGTTTGCTGTAGTGAGGCTAATCATCACTAAAAAGCATATCTCAGACAATGATTATCGGATTATTCAGGACAAAGTTTTACAACTAATCGAGTCGGCTAAACCCGGCAAGGTCACAAAGTGGAGATATGATGGCTGAAGAAGAAAATGAGTTTGGAAACGTTTTCGAGGAGCCTGAGCGAGAGATAGACGGACCAGAGGTTCCGCGTTATGGTTCCCCAGAATGGTCTGACTATGTCTTAGCTCAACTAGCCCCAGAGGAAAAGGATGGAGACGGACGACCAAAGTGCGATGGTTTAAGACGAGTTGCTCATCAATTGTTTGATGTGATTGCATCACAACCCTGCAGTTTTAGAACGCTTGAGAAAGACGGCGTTGTAACGGATACTGTAGTACAATGGGAATTTGAGTTTCTACCCAGAAAAGCCTTTGCGTTTCATGAAGGAATCAAGATTCCCACTATTAAGATTGGAGCGATTGCCTCCGCTAATGAGTTGAATGTCAACAGACCCTTTAACAAGTTTCTTCCAGCAATGGCTGACACAAGAGCTGAGTCCAGAGCATATAAGAAAGGACTACTCTTAAACTGTGTTACCTCAGAGGAGATGCCCGAACCAGAGAAAGAGGAAGTTGGTGCTGTTACACAGCCACAGATTAAGATGTCTGCTATTATTATGACTAAGTGTGGCATCGACAAGGAAAAGTTCCTGAAACACCATAGGAAGGATATCTCAAAGGCTAAAGGACCTAAGCTCCTACTGGAAAACCTAACAAAAGCCGAGATGTCAAAAGCAAACACTATTTTAAACAAATACCAAACAAACAGTGAATTAGAAATTCCAAAAGAGATTAAACTATGAAAACACAATACAAAACCGGTAACTTTACAGTTGAATTCGAGTCAGACACACAGACTGGCCTCGTTGAACAGATCGCCTCATTTGAAGAGGTCTTCGCCAACACCAAGTGCGGCAAGTGCGAAAGCGAGAACCTAAAATGGGTTGTTCGCACAGACCAGGAGGATAACAAGTATTATGAGCTGCGATGTGCAGACTGTGGTGCTAAGTTGTCCTTTGGATGTAATAAGGTGGGGGGCGGAATGTTCCCACAGCGTAAGTTTGGTAAAAAGCACGATAAAGCTGGAGAATGGAAGCCTGATGGTGGCTGGATGAAGTGGAACTCCGAGACCAAAGAAGAAGAATAATCAGTCCAACCAAGAGGAGTCGTTCAGATGAGCGGCTCCTTTTTTGGGGAACTTATATGATACAAATCACAAAAGACAACGTACACAGTATGCTCGCCTCTATTGAGTCCCATAAAGACCCACAAGAGTATATCGAGGATATTTGGAACAATATGGAGACGGATAACCCGGTCATTCTACAGTTTAGTTTAGATCAATTGCAAGGCTTCGATTCAAAAGAAGAACAAAATGGTTTTCTAACTGGTATGTCCTTCTGCTATGAAATTATTAGGCGGGAATATGAAGCCGCCGAACTGGAAAGCATGTAATGGACAAAAATCTGGATATTAAGCCAGGAGATAGGGCACTATTAGAGAACATGGTAGAAGAAAAAGAGTGGGAAGCCACTGAAATTAGAAAAGACGGAAAGACTGTCGGACTGGTAATCTTCGCATGTTAAGAAGAACAATGCTTAAAGCACTGATGTTTGCTCCGGTAGCAACATTGGTTAAGCCAGACCCGGTAGAAGCAACACTCCAGAGGATTCTTGATCGGCATTCCCCACTGTATCTTTCTCCTGAAGCACACCAAGACCTTAAAAATTGGGGATGTGACCAGGTTGGACACGCCACTCTTGGAATTGGGGTACTAGACAATAGAGACGTTCTTTTGGGGGAATTTTAGGGTGGATAAACTAGGTATTACGATTAATCAAGTAGCCGCCTACGATGAGCTAGTATGGTGTGCAAACAAAATGAAAAAGGATAGAGAAAATATGAATACAGTAACAGTAAGACCAACCTCAGATCGAATCGTCGTTCAGAGGGACGAAGCAGCAGAGATTACTCCAGGCGGAATTGTGATCCCCGGAGAGGCACGAGATAAGCCTGTGCGTGGCGTAGTTGTCGCAGTTGGACCTGGACTCCTACTGGCCGATGGAGAGCGTGGGCCTATGGAAGTGTGCGAGGGAGACAGGGTGGTGTTTGGCACCTATGGAGGGACAGAGGTTGAAGTTGAGGGAGACACACTCACAGTAATGAGGGAGAGCGAGGTTCTCTTCATCGAATGAGACTAAAGATAGTTAGTCAAGGATTACGGAGCGAAGACACCAAAGTCATAGATGAGAACGGGGAAATAATTCAAGGAATCACCTCAGTGAACATCAATATAGTGGCAGGAGAGGTAGGAGAGGTTACTCTTGTCATGAGCAACATAGAGATGTACGCAGACTTTGATCGAGAACAAGTAAAAGTAAAACTAGTATAACTGAATAACGGCCTTTTTCAAGCAGCGGCATCCGCTTGGGGAAGGTCGTTTTTTCACGTAGATACAAAAAATGCCCCAGCGAAGGCCGGGGCATCTTTAAGATTCAAGTTGAACTAGGTCTTAGAGGTATTCAAGTGAAAGGTATCCACCGAATAAAGTCTTACTACCAATAGAGTTAGGACTTGCAGACAACGCTAGATACCAGTCGTGACGAGTATCTGTAGTTGAAGCACCCGCTGGTGATGTCCCGGAGATCCCAGGGGAGTCCGCAAGGTCAAGAACAACAGCACTACCATGAACGTGAGTCCAAGTGTTTGCCCCTGACCCCTCACCAATTACCTGAGTTGCTGGAACATGAAGCGTCTCATAAACCTGGCACGTAACACCAGAAGGGTCATTATTGATAGCTGTTCTATCATAAATTCGCCACTTAGCATTCTGTGTCTTAACCACTGATCCATGCTCAAATCGAGCATTTAGCGTAGCTAGATAGTTGGGAATCTGTTTTAAGTGAACTGCCGAAGCACCATTGATTGTACCGCTGGCGGTATTTTCATAGGTGACGTTATTGATCTGTCCACCCTCATTTGTGCCATTACCATCGGTAATGAATGTTGTGGTTTGATAGGATCCTACCCCCACAGACTCTCCAAAATTGGCCCCAAAGAAGCCAATCCCAGAATTCAACATGTTCGCAATTGCGTAGGGTCCACCCCCACCATAGAAAGTAATTGATGCCATTATTGGCTCCTTTTTAAATAGAAACTAGTTTCTACTAGTAAATACAGTTATTTTGAGTGTTTTTGTGAAAAATTAGAAAGAGTAATAAAAGGCCGAATCCTCACCAGAATACATTCTTAAGGGCGGCTCCAGCTCCAGTAAGCTACCCCCAATGTTCATATGTGTATGAGGTAAAGCCGATGAGGGAAACGTCACTGTAACCTGCGTTCTAGCGATCTCTGGAGGAATGGCTCTAGTTTGTTCCCCCATACCATTCATAAACCAGGTAAAGTCTTGGTCGCCAAAATCGGACCCGCTCGCCGTTGGCAGAATGGTTTCATACATCCAATCTGACCACGGACTCTGATATGCATAAGGAGTACTAAACTTTGCATACTTAGTAGTCAGCCCCGCAAAAGTGCCCCCCTTCGTATAAGTCGGATCAACCCTCACTCCCGACCACTTCTTTCTGGTCCTAAGATAAGAGGTTGTGCTGATAGGAATATCTTTACTCAGCTCATAAAGCTCTCCGGATTTTGCAGTCATGTCATAGTCAAAGAATAGACCAATAAACTGTTCTCCACTATTTTCACACCCAAATAGACTAACATCTAAACTATGAGGTCCATCCACCGTCTTAGGGAAAAATCCAGAAGGTATAAAAAACCAATCATCCCTTATTTTGCTTATTATATCCCCCCATTGTTTGCCACTGGTGAAGATTAAGTTCCCAAGATCATATGTTGCAAGTAAGTCGCCACCAATGCTCTTACCCGAATTATTATATCCGTCCTGACAATATTCAACAGCTCCAGATGCGGTAAAGAATTTTTTTCCGTGAAAGTCTAAAATGTTATTACTAATATAGTCTGAGATTATAAGATTTCTATCTTCCAACCAGGTTTCAGAATATTGCTTTAGGCCCCGATCCGAGAAGTAGTGACCAAGGTATGGCATACTATCCTCCAGCTTAATATGGTTGACACCCGAAGTGATAATTCCGGTTATTCCTTTAAAAGAAGACCTTAAACCGTCTTCTCCCTCAAGAGGGAAAAATATACACCTCTTTATATCTCCTCCCTCTATAGTTGTTAATAAAGCGTTCCGCTTTACTTTTGCGACGGACCCAAAGACAGGGGGTGGGTTGTAACCGTAACAATTATAATTTCTTGAGAACAGATCGCCACTGTTAAGAATCCCTATTGACCCTTGACCGACCGGATCAGAAATAGTAATATTATTTCCTGCTCCAGGAGTAAAAGGAGTATAAACACCTATCCCTTCCGATATAGTTTCAGTTGCGAGGCTATAATCTCCACTGAAACTAGCAAAATCTCCTCCCAGCCCATATATGTATTGATATACCGGCCATAGATTAAGCGAACCGCTGGAACGATAAAATTCCGCTTCGTATGTTATATAATGGTTTCCCATCCATATAATAGCAGAATGGTCATCATGATCAGCCTCCACCTCATCAATAGGAAACGGTAGCCCGTCGTAATCTCCTAAATAAGACTGGCTCCCTCCTCCGGGTCGCCCATCGCCGCCGTCATAAAATAACCCCTGCGGATAAGTGGCTGGTTGAGAATCAATTCTGGTCCCACTACCAAGTATTTGAAAACACTCCCCTGAAGACACAAATTTGATTGGCCCATCCATAATGTTATACAATGGGGGAATGGCAGAACCCCCGACTACAATTGCGTTGGCATCAGTAAGAGATATAGTTCTTGAAGCACCCATGTCTTCTGCTGGTACCCATTGACCGTCTTCAAATATATATCCAGAAATATATGGACGTATTGATAAGGGTATTTCTTCCGCACCAGTATAACCAAGCTTAATAACCTTTCTATCAGAAAGAGAGTCTGAAAGATCAGAATACAGCCGTATGTCAAAATGTTTTCTATAGTCGAACAAGTTGTAAAAACTCGGATACTTCTCTAATCCATCAGGCACAAAAGCATGAAAGTCGTTTGAAAACATTTTCCCATAATCAAACATTCCGCTAGGAATTGGGTGACGCCCACTAACTGGATAATTATACTCTGGACTATAAGAAGTGCCGGACCAACCAACAGCACTACCGTGATTTTTCCACGGACTATACGTGAAGTTCCTTGCAATGGCTTGCCCAAGCTCTCCTATGTTTGCTTTATATCTTTCCCAAAACCCCTTATCATTAGTGGGGTAGCCAGTCAATTCAAATGGTGTAGTTATACTGGGTTCGTACCCGCTAAGTCCAGGACCACAACTCTTAAACCATTCAAATCCCGACGAACAGTGTCTTTCGGCAACCAAATTTAAAAAATGCTGCCCCGTCTCAATGCCACTAACAGTAGGATATGTACCCCTAATAGATCTTTCTGTACATTGTCCAGGAATGGTCTTATTGTACTCTGGAGGCTGTACCCCTAGAAAATTACCAATCCTACTGTCAATATAAGTTCCAATATTTTCTTGTAACCCAGAAATCTGGGCATCTGTTATACTCATTATCCCAACTCATTAAAAGTAGATTGGTTATCTAAATAATATTTCCCTGCCACTTTGTATGCTAAGTATACAGAGCTTTCTAATATGATGTTATCTCTAAAATTACCAACATATATAAATTCTTCCTTTCCAGAGATGCTTACATTGCTTCCTACGGTATCTTGAAAATCATGTCCCATTACCTCCGCATAATAAACCTTCTTAAATCCACAAGGAAAACTCTCTCCTGATGGAGTAGTAACCCGAACAAATTTCGCACTTCCTCCTCCTCCTCCAACCCAACATTTCCTATCGTCATCCCAAGGCATATAGATAGGTCCAACTGGCCACTTACTTTGGTCTGTCATATAACCAGACTCAAAATTATCAGTCTTGGTCTCCCCAGGTTTTCCACTTTCGTTAGGCACTGGTTTGCCTTCGGTGTCATACCCCCAACCAGCCATAACCATTGGTCCCTTAAGGGCCATAGGACGATAATCATCTCCATAATATGGAGAACTGTTCATCGTAAGATTAGAGGGGACACTAGAGCCTCTGACAACAACTGTGATATCGTGACCAGACCCATATGGATTCAAATCTTCAACATGGGGGCTTTCTGCCCCACTTTTTGGTACTTGAAAATACGGTATCCCAAGGTCCTGACCACTAGGATTAGTTGTAAACGGTCTAAACAACCCATCCATACTAACGCCGGCCTTCTTGGGATAAAGACCGCTTCCGCCCAGCTGAGAAGTAAAGTTGTAGTGGGGCTGAATAAATACATTAGGATAAAACCCCTCTCCACCCGAAGCTGGAATTCCTTCACCAACTATCATACCATGAGAACTGCCGCCGCCTTTTCGTTTAGGTTTCTTCAGATTTCTGATTACTTTTTCAAGGTTATTAAGCCCCTCCGAAGCCACCTTACGTTCTCTAAGCTTAAGCTCTGTTTTAGCGTTCTTCTTGGCTAAAATAGAGAAACGATCTGCATTAGACTTAAGTATTTTACCAAATCTCTGTGTCCAGGTTGAGAACGTATAAGTAGAGGTTACCCCGTTTTCTCCAATAGAGACATTAATATCTGTAACATATGGCCCAGCAGAAGCAATCTGTGCCCCCATTGTAAAGGTTGGAATACCGGGTACCTCAATAGAGCCTGTTTCTAATTCCTGCTGAAAGGATACATTATTTGCTACTTTGGCATTACCAACAATATTCATCTCCGCAAAACCACCATAATTCCAAGGAACCAAAGTCTCGTCTTGTTCAATTGCCATCTTGCCATTGGCCCCAACCTTCTCCCAAGGACCATACACTTTAGTGTTGTTCTGTAGAGGAATTGCAGCTAGATTTGGTACTACCGCCATCCCTTCCTGTGCAGCAGAAAGATTATCTACCCCATAGGCGTTAACCAAGCGTTCCTTTTCTTCTTCGGTAGCGTCACCCGCCAAAATCTCCTCATCCATCCGGCCACCGGTTACGCCATTGAAGTGGGCCTTGTATATAAGTATATCTCTAACAATTCCAGGCAGCACGATCACTGCTCTAGCACCAGATGTATTGGACACGTCTTCAAAAGCAACCCCCTGCTTAACTGTACACTTAATAAAAGCTGAGGTTTTTGCGTCGTTGTACACAATGCTCTGCTCAGGTATTGCCGAAAAATCTAAGTCAACAATATTATCATATCGAACATAGGGCGGAAATCTACCGTCCTCATTAGCCAGCTGAACAAAATTATTTGGGATTAGATTATTACTAATAGCCAGGTTCCAGGCGGTATCCTCAATAAAACCAGCCTGAACAGGCTCAAGACTAACTCTAACCTTGTCTGTGTCTGGTTCTCTTGTGGCGTCTACATTAGGAATAGTTACTAGAAACTGTTTACCATAAAACTCACTTGCAAAACCAAAGATAAAATCATACAGTCTGCCAATATTCTCTTCGTGGTCATCCTGATGTGCCTCTGACGCCTTAGTAATTTGTCCGGTTGAAAGAGGCATGTTTAGTGCTGGTGCCAACTTAGTTGAAAAACCAGGATCTACGTAAGCAATAATACCTAAGTCTTCATACTTGGAAAAATGAATATTCGTTGCTGGGGTTAATTTTTTCCACTTAGAACTTAAAAAATCTTCCCAAGCCCCACGGTCCTCTGCAGCCGCTCTTAGTTCCGCAACGTTCGTTTTATATGTCGCTCCAACCCCCGGAACCTGAACAGAGGTTGAGTCTAGTTCAACTTCATGATCGTTATCCAAACCCGTGCCAATCAACACATCATAGGTTGCGGGATCAAATCCCCAGAATGGCCAAATTCTCTCTCCACCCCTAGTCTGTCCAAACATGTCAATACGTTGACCGCCAAGCAACACCTTACCCATCACCTCAGTTCTTTGCTCTACTCCGGCATCACTTGCTGTAATCTTTGTAGTATTATTGATATAGGTGGTTAAAGCCCCCGGAGGTACGGCAGAGCTACGATCAATAGTATTGATTACAATTGTATTAGCTTGTAAGGTCACAAAGAAATCGTGACTCGCAGCTTCACATATCTCTGAAATGAAATCCATCAAAGACATGGTATTACTGCCGCCAATACGGTAATTTATATCTAAGATAGGGAGTGCACTTAGGTCAATACGGTAGGTATTTCCCCTAAGAGAGATGGGACCACCATATGCGGTCGACCCATTACATATAGCTACCACACCATCTCTAATCTTCTGCCAGGGTAATCCAGTCTCGTTCTTATTAGAGTTTCCAAAAGAGGTATTTTCCCAGTACCCAAAAATATTAGCCACATTCGGTGTGCTTATTGGACTAGTATACCCATCTAAGATCAGTTGATACCCCTCAAGAACGTTCCGAGGGTCGTTAACCTCTACGTTGTAAAGAAAACCAGAAGCCCCTTTTTTATACGACCATTTTTGCAATATTCCTGCAAAACCCCACCCATCATAATTGAAGATGACAGGATCTCCAACATCAGGAGGGTCAAAGAAGTCTCGATTTTTCGCGTCCTCTACCAGAGTTACCTTTAAGCTAGATACTTCCGAACCCCACCCAAGCGATCCGCTAAATGCGGCTATGCTTGCCCCGAGGAACGTTTGTTGAGTTGGCATTACTTTATCTCCAATACACTAGTAGGCATTTTATTCCTTAGGGATCAATGATCCAGCTTGTCGTAAACGTAAAGGCTCCTGTTGATGGAGACCAAGAAAAGGTTTCCTGTTGTTTATACTTCGTGGAAACGGTTGGCTCAGCTAACGTAACAATATGATTTACGCCTGGAGCATTGCTAACCAGCAGGTTATCTACACGAGGCATAGTAGCATCAATCTTTAGAGTTCTAACTGTTTGATCTCTTGTCCCTAAATCTTGCAATACTGGCCCCGCCGCTCTGCCCAGCACAAATATGGAGGCAATTTTGGTTCCCAGTGAGGTCTGGTCAATTGTAATATTTTCACTAAGAGAACCGGGAATAAGGTGCGTTGGTCTATCATTAAACTCTAGATTAAAAGTTAGAGTTCCACCATAGACAGATGTTCCTACATTAGAGGTTAACGGGTCAGCGTTTAGACCGGTCACACCAGAGTGAGCATCTGCAAGAGCTTTTATGGCGGTTACACTATAACCGGCTTTTGCAGCAGCCAATCTTGCTGCTACAGTATCGCCCAAACCCCGAACAGATCCGCTTGCCGTAACTGAGATGTTGCCGGCTCCTGTGCTAGTATTTATCAGTACGGTCTGTACAAAATTCTGTGAGGCGAATATTCTTGTCTCAATAATTGAATAAGACCCACTAGCTTCGTCTATCGTCTCACTTCTAGTGTCTTCATAACCAGTGAGTAAGCTAAGACTTGCTATATTGAAGTCAGAATGTCTACTAATATTAGAGAGTCTTAATAGACAGGCGTCCTTAGCCCTCTCCCAAGCCTCCTTAGGAATTGAGCCATCGGAAATATAGTGGCGACGACCAGTGGCCTGAACAGAGCGTGTTAATACATAAGAGGTTACATCTCCCTCTTTCTGCTCCTCTAAAGAAAATGACTCAGTCATATTCTCGACATATTCCATCGCATCGCCGTCAATATCAAAGCTTTCTTTTGCTCCAGACCTTAGTAGATCGTCGGCCTCGAAGGTGATTGTATAGTCAGCCACATCAACCCAGCGATGGAATGAAGACGAATCAGGAATATCGACGCTAACAATACGAGGATTGCATTTTGTTGGCACACCTGTGGTCCCATCCTGCCACTCTAGAACCTTGCCCTCATTGCCCACTTTGAATAGCTCATTGATAATTTCCAGCTTTTTACAGATAGACTTAAACTTAGCATCATCTGTAGCGTTGAATCCCGGAATCGAAGACTCAGGGGTAGGAGTGCCGCCCGCAGTCCACCAACCAGTCGTCAGCGGACTTCCTTGCCCGGCAAATACACGACACGTTAGAACAATGTTATACTTTGACCCAACAACCCTACCACCTTGGTTATTGTAGGTCTTGTTTACAGAAATAAAACTACTTGGAGCAATTAAATTACCGTCATAAATTACTCTTGCCATCTTTTTTCCTATTCGAAAAAGTAGATATTGCTTTCTCAGATTGCCACTTAGCAACCGTCAATCTGTAATGTGATGTCCAGTGTTTCATATCACAGTCCATTTATATAAACATTAATTCCACTATTACCAACACCGACAATAGAGGGTATCACTAAATCAACACCAGAGTTTGACCAAGTCCCGCCAAAGGTGTACATATTGACTCCTTGCTCATCTCCACTGTTTACTCCTAGGTACAGACTCATCCCGCCCTCAACCCCCTCAATCCTTTCAATAAATAGCGGCATTGATTCATTATCAACAGCTCCACCATCTAAAGTACCAAGTCCTTTAACATACAAGAACTGAGATTTATATCCGCTCTCGAAAGCATTCTGAAGATACATATCCGTACCTTTAGTCAAGCTATCAGCTTTAGACTCAAGATAGAACGGCATGTAACCAGTATCGTCTCCGGTCGTGATCGAATTAAGAAAGAACGGAATTCCTCCAGTATCAGTTTCTTGAGAGTTTACCTCAAGATACATGGGGTGTGCTTTATACACCGACGTATTTGTTGTAGAATTCATATACAGCGGGAAACTACCGCTACCATAGCTTACTGTGGCCTCAGCAAAGAATGGAATTGCTCCATTTGCAAGCTCCACTCCCTCAGTCCAAAGATCAATTCCGCTATTTATAGAAGCATGACTCCGGACGTACAAATCGATTCCGCTATTATCGGTAGTAAAGCCGTGAATAAACAGAGGATTATTGAATGTTAAGCTATCATGAGCAGCTAAAAATAGATCAATTCCGCTGTTATGCAGCATTGCTCCATGAGTATATAGCTCAATTTCTTTATTGTATAAGCTTGGAACACCAGAAGTATATAGGTCGACCCCACTATTAAAGGTCAAAGCACTATGGGCATATAGTTCAATTTCTTTATTGTATAAATTTGGAGCACCAGAAGTATATAGGTCGACTCCACTATTAACAGTCAAATCACCATGAGCATACATTGGAATAGAGCTGGTCTCTACTGCTCGTCCATAAGAATAAAGATCTATACCGCTATTCTCAAAATCTGCTGCTGTTGTATATAGGTCTATTCCACTATTGAGGGCCTCAGATCCGCCTGTGTACAGATCAATATACGCCTGAACCCCAACTCCCGTGTTAGCAATATTCTGTGCCCCATTAAGCTCAACTGCCGCACCAAATAATACCGGGTAAGGAGTTCTATTGCCGGGGGCCACATTAGTTCCTAGCTGCGGTTGAGTGCTATATGTTCCATTAGTACTTAGTGCAAAATGCAAATATGTAGTACTAAGGTCGAGACCAACTAACGAGTTTAGAGGAACGCTGCTTGTGTGGTGAACATATGACTCACCACCATAGTCTCCACTATATTCTAAAATAATGCCGTCAGTTGCAGGCACATTAATAATATCCGTTCCAGAAGCGTCGGTCAATCGAATAGACCCAATATGACCACGTTTTTCTGGAATAGCCCCATTATGAGCTTGTTGCTCCTGAGTAGGATTTATACCGTCATTCCTACGGGGCATACTAGCCCCCTTAAAATGTAGAGTAATAGCAGAAGGCTCTACGAAAAATGGTCCGGTTTCAAACCTAAATAGACCCGACCCCTCATTCATCGTAATTGCTTCTTTGTCCTCAGGCGTCTTTTCAGCATAAGGCGTATGCCACACATTAATTGGAGAGAATGTTGAGCTGTATGGTAATGCATTCTGCGAAGGTGTGCATCTTTTTAGCTCGTCATGATAATACTGTAGGTAATCCCCCGGGGTTTCAGTCCTTGAAACTAAATTGGTCCAAAAAGTATCAGTATTGGGAATAATATAATGACCGGAAGCAATATTGGGGTCCCCTATCGTCTTGGATGGGTATAAGTACTGCCTCTTAGGTTTCTCTTTATCAATAGGCTGAGGAAATCCCCAGTTGTACAGATAAGACAGTTCGTCCTGAGTTAGTGTCCTATCATAAGTTCTAACCTCATCAATAATCCCTTCATAATAATCAAAGAGGTAATTACCGCTGCTATTAAAAGGCAAACCAATATAGCCCGAAACCTTAGCCATACCATTAACCGAGGCTTCAATTAGGGTCCCATTTACTCCAGCATAGTACATATTCCATTTACTGCCCTCAACATATTGCTCAAGGACTGGAGTATCAAGTGGTCCCCCATCTTCAACATAGTCTATTTTATAACGGACCTTAACAGCATCAGGACCAGTATCCCACTCTTCAAAATATTGATCTACTGTGGACCGAAAAGATGCCTTTGTGTTGTCTACACTGTTAGTTTGTCCGTGATCATATTTTGTTAACGAATAACATCCAGAATTTTTTTGGTCGTCATGCGTAGAAAACCAGACCACCGTTGAGAATGAACTCGCGGGCGGGCTAACATCTGTAGTGTTGGTTCTAAACAGCGTTGAGCCTGCTGATTCTTTCAGGATGCAGCTGGTATCAGAGCGTCCATACAGAGATACAGGCGGCATATTTGATAACGCAACACTGTTTTCATTGTCCAGTGAGGATTCAAAATCCCAATGAAGCCTAATATCATTATTTACTGTATAGTTTGGGGCGTTATTTCCCATTGTGTTTCCTTATTTTTGTTTTATTGTTCATGTCCTAGCTTGTTGCCTCCGAACCAGCACTACCCGGAGCAGCATTATTGTTTGCTAATTGTTGTGGTCTGCTCATTTGGTTTTGATCTGCGAACTCATTAAGAGCATTATTTACAACCATTCTTGCCACATCACTAAATCGCCCCTCTAAATCTCCTAGTCCAGCCACGTTAACGTTTAAGTTCATGGTGCCATCAAAGCTGATCGTGTCCGGGAAACTACTCTGTGCTTGTGGTTGTGCTGCCTGAGTTACCTGTGCTGCCTGTGGTGCCCCTGCGACCCCTAGTGCTCCCTGGGGGCCTTGTGAGCCTGGTGCCCCCCAAACTCCTCGGAATGGATCGTTACCGTTAAATTGCGTTTGAGGTTGTGCTGCCTGAGTTACTTGACCAGGCTGCTCATCTGGACGCATGGACATATCCGTAAGGCTCCCTCTCTCAATTTCTCCTTGTTTTATTCTTTCTATATTATCGGCCCGTTCCTGTTCTTGTACCCGTCTCATTTCCCTGGCTTGCTCGATTCTTTTTTCTTTTTCCGCACGACGAGTACCAGCTGGCATACTTCGTAGCTGAAGCTTCTTCTCTCTAGCCTCTCTAGCTGCTTGAATCTTTTTCAGTCTCCCGGGATTATTTTTAGAAGAAGGTAAACCGCCAGGCCCTTCAATAGCTGGTCCCGCCCCATAGAAATCTTCTTTTGCTGATCTTCGTCTCTTTTTACGTTCTTCTTCGGTTTCTGAGCTTTCAAGTATTTTTCTATCCGCTATGAATGTACTACTATTGTTCTCGTTTATCACATTGGCAATATCAGGCTCCCTGGCCTCTTCAGCACTCACACCGGAGTCGAACAAGGCTTTTTCTACCCGACTTTTCGCAGCATCTCGCTCCTGCCCCGTAATAATTTTCTTGCCTTGTGTAGCTGGACCAACCCCATAAAAGCCCGCTTTGCTTTTTGCACGTCTTTTTTCGGCCATCTCTGGAGTTTCGTCTGGATCAGGAGTGATTGCTGGTCCCGTCCCAAAAAAGTCTGACCTGGACTTATTGAGTCTGGCTTTACGCTGCTCTGGTGTTTCTGTACGCGGTGGGCCTCCAATTGCTGGCCCAACCCCAAAGAAGCTCTCCCTATCTTTTCTTTGTCTGTCTCTACGCTCTTGTATGGATTCTCCTTCTTTAGCGGTAGACAATGGGGCCATTTTTCTCGCAGCAGGCTTAGTGTCTTTAGAGCTTCTTCTTCCTCGATTAGCCCAGAGACGATCCTCCTCCTCTTTACGGGCTGCTCTATTTGCCATAAGTCTATCGTGACCTTCTGGAATTCCTCCGGCAAGCTCATCAACAACACCGCGTCTGTGATTAACGACGCCCGAAACACCGCGTCTGTGATTAACAACTCCCGAAACACCACTTCTTTGACCGCCCCAGCCAGCAGGAGCAGGACCACGTCTATTGTGAGGGGCCATATTCGTTACCGGAAAACTACCATCTGTATGTCCTCGTTCTGCCTTTACCCTCGCTTTAGCTCTTTCCTGTATCATACTAAGCGGTGCTTTATTGGCTCTTATTGCTTTCTCTTCTCGGTCTAGTCTTGCCTTTTCATTTCTTTGATGCACATCCGAAGAGTTTTTTTTCATCCCTTCTAAATCGGCTCTCTCATCGGCGTTCTTTTTCAGAAGGCTGTCTTTTTCTTCCTCGTTTATTTCTGCGGGACCAATACGCCCTTGTCGAGCCTTGGTGTTGCTGTCAGCCATTTCCCTTTCGTTCTTTACAATAGTCTTCAACATATTGGTTCCGGCCGCATCCTGAGTTAAAGCTTTAAGTCGCCCATCTCCACTCCCCAGTTGAGGCATAGCTTCTGTCATACCTTGTGCAAACTTTTTGTCGGCTTCTCTTGACTGTTGGGCATCTTTCTGTTGAACCATCGTCTGTCGTTTTTTAGACAGTGCTGCAGCCTTTTTGGTGTCGCCTTTGTCGTTCGCTTCCTGAATACCGACAGTAAGGTCATCGTATTTTTGGTCGTATTGTTTGTTCTTAAGACCGTTAAGTTTTTTTTGTGTTTCTCCCGAATCTTTTAGAGATTTATTAAAGTCTTTTAAAGGGTCGGGTTTTAACGCTTTGACAAAATTATCAATAGCTGTTTTAACTGGAGACACTTTTTCTGGAGAAGCCGCTTTTTCTTTACGTAATCTCTCGATTTCGTCGCTAGCTTTTATTTTAGGTCCAGATTTTTGACTTACTACATTACCTATTGATTCAGGAGCTTTAGGTAGCTGTGTAGGACCTTTGGCTAGAGGGTCTACCATTCTACTTACTCTGCCTTCTTCAATGATCTGATCTATATCCTTGGGTGTGGTCCTAACCGGTCCTCTATTATTCAGCGATTCAGTATTACCCGCAGATATTTCTCTTTGGGTCTTTACTCTTCCCGAAGGGCTGATATGTTTGAACTGTTGATCAGCAGCCACTTTACCAAGGTCGTCTCTAATATCATGAAGCTCTTCAACCCAACCAGGTGCAGAGTCCAGTTTTTTCTGAAAATCTGGACTACGCTCCCCCAAATTCTCTAATTGCTGATGACGAGCGTCTGATAGAGATGGCGTATTTGCCTCGGGAACAGCGAAACTGCTTGGATCACGACCTGATTTATTAAGGCCACTTGGGGACGCACCATCCTGCCGACTCCTGTCGGGTCCACTACCTATTTTTGTTTCCTCACGATAATTTTCATCAAGCCCGCGAATTCTTCTTAGGGGACTAGCACCGAGTTTACTTTTGTCACTCGTAGGGTAGCCGTAGTCGTCTAACGCTCCGAAGCCAGTGCGAGGGATGCTTCCTGGACGAGGGTCAGTATTCACAGGGATGCGGTTTTGAAGCTCACCGGTCATGGCCAGCGACAAACCACCGGTCGGCGTCTTTTTTTTGCTTCGGGACAGGCTTTGCGTTCCACGGTGACTCAAACCTCCTGGACGGACGGTTCCTGTCGGTGAGTCAGGAACGCTTGGTCGTTGTCCATTAGGCCCAAGTGGTCCAGACGGTCTATTAATCTTCTGCTTTGATAAACGACTATCTAGTTGTAGTAAAGCTAAAGGTGAACCAGGATTAGCCTTATCTCCAAACATTTCCTCAAAGAACTGATCATTACTTAAGGCTTCTAGCTCTTTCTTGCTAGGAACTCCACCACCAGCAAATCCCGGCAGTCCAATCAAACTAAAGAGCGTAGAAACCCCCATCCCAGTAAGAGAGGACAATTTAGCCTGCTGATCTAGGTTTAAGATAGCCTCTCCATCACCTACTTTGATGGGTCCCTTAGAGGTTATACCAAGTCTATTGTCTTTGGAGCTTCTTCCTGTTCCAATTTTGCCTCCCTTTGTTACTGCAACTCCACCGGTATGAAACCCTCTCAGCAATTGCCGGTTTATCTCGATTTCATCTTGGGTTAGTTTTTTGGGCTTTTTTAATATATCGGTTAAGTTTGCTTTTGGTTCTAGTCGATCAGCTAAACCAGATAAATCAGGGGGATTCACATTCGTGGCAGGTGTTCCGGCTTTAATCCTAGAGACCGACTCACTATTCGACAGCCCCATCACGGCGGCTGCTGGTGCTGGTGCCGGGGGTGTTTTTTTAGGGACAAAATTAAAATCAAATACACTATTAAAGCCATCCGCCAAGCTTTTACCAAACTCATTGAAGTCTATCTTCAGAGTCTTTAATATCTCGGTTTGTGCGTTCAGAGCTTCTGTTCTTGCTGTTCCAATCCCTGCCTCTAATCCTGCTTCATTGGTAGCTCCAGTAATAATCTCTCTAGTAACTCTGTCCAGTCCCGTTATGAAAATATTCTCCCGTTCTTCTATGGCCCCACGTATTAACGCGTTACTGTCTTCCTGCCTACTAGTGACAGGATTCAGAACTGTACGCTCATTAGCAAGCCCTTTTAAGCTATCTCTTCTATTAATCTCGCCCGGTCTTAGGTCCGTACCAAACCCAAGATTCCTACCTTTAACCCTCGCCAGAAGCAATTCGTCAACCGTATCTTTACCGGACTTCCCAGTCTGGGGAACAATGGCGTCACCAAACTCCTTAGCAAAACTTAAAATCTCAGCAAAGGTTCTAGTCGTAATATTCTGAACTACTGCAGGATTTTGATTGAATCCACCAAGCAACGCCTCTTTTCTGTTGATTGCCCGTACTTCCTGTGGGGTTCCCGTTAGTTTCCGCTCAAGGATACTTTTCTTAGCAAGCCTATCTGTCTCTGCTTTTTGGAAGGCTAGAATGGCTACAGCACTACTTCTGGCAACATCAGTTAAATATCTCAGCCCCTCAGTAGCTCTGTCCCGAGCGGTAATTTCTCTGTCCAGTATGATTTCAATCTTAGCTACTCGATCTGCATCAATAACCTTTCCTTTTTTGTCTCTGCCTGTCTCCCTCTCAGCAATCAATTCTAAGATACCCCCCTTAGCTTTCCGTTGTTTTTTCCCCAGCTCTGCAGCACTTAATCCTTTAGTCAATATTTCTCTATTTTTTTGTTCCGCTAAGATCTTTTTTTCTTTTCCTAGTAGACCCGTCAATAAATCACTGCTCTGCTGAGAGATATTGTTTTTTTTAAGCTCTTCCTGAATTGTTTTAGAACTAATAGCTCTTTGCTGTGCAAGACCACTTCTAAGAAAGTTTGTTTGGTCATTAAAAATTTCAGCTAGTCTCCCCATTGCTGTATCTAGGGGGGCAAACTTTTTATTGATTGCATCAAGAGTCGTGCCAATCGGATGTTTTCTGGGGTCAATTACCTCATCAAGATCACCAAAAATATCTTCTAATGCTAAATTAATGAATCTTTTAGTATTTGGGTCTTTTATCTGGTCTACGCTCTGTGTTTTAAAGTCATTAAAACGATTCGCATCAATGGTCTCGGTACTTCCACCGATTAAACGATCAAGTTCTTTAATTGCTTCGACGGCATTAGAACGATTCACGAATCTTTCGCTAATAAGCTGCCCCTCAGCTCCAAAGGAACCCCCTATCGCCTCAGCTCTTTCATTAAGCCTTGAGCGTGGATCAAGCCGAAAAATCTGTCTAGTCTGTCTCTGTGAATCACTAAGTCTCGCTTCCGAACGGTTAATATCTACGACATTGGCAATATCAGAACCCAGACCTCGGGACTGACCGATGGATCCGCTCCCTATAAAATCAAGATTTGCACGGGCGACTGCGGTATTTGATAGCCTTTCATTAATGGTAGCTAGTGAGTTATTAAGATTATCAAGACTACTAAAGATTACATTAGAAATATTCTGCGTAGCAGATAGAGTATCTGCTCGTGTTTTCTTTGCTTGTCTGAGTCTCTCCTCTAGCTTCTCTTTTAGGAAGTCTACGGTAACCTTCTGATCGGCATCACTCCCCTCAGTGAAGATTCTGGGATTAAGTAATTTAGCCGTCTCTGTGATTATACCATTGAACTCTTGACTGAATTCTACTGCTGTCAACTTCGTCGTCTCAGCCTGCCTTAGGAGAATGTCTAAACCTTCTCCACCCTGAGTCTTAGACTCAATGGCTTTTTCTTGGTTACGTATATTTCTTCGTAGTTCAATTTGCTCAGCTACTTTAAATTGGTTAAAACCGTCCAAAAAGCTGGTTCCAGGTATGGTGTTTCTATCTGCCAGCAACGCAGCCTTCGTACTCTTCCGAGTAGTCGAACGAATACCCCCGTCACCAAAAGTCGAATCAACGGTCCTCTGTAAGAAGTTATCTATCCCCGCCCCGAATCTACCGACTATCCCCACACGATTCTTTTTCTGTGTGAGTGATCCTGCTTCGCCACGTAATGCTTTGGTGATGTCGGTAATTGCCTCTCTGCTCTTTTCTGTCTTTGCGTTGTCCTCATCGCCAGCTTTATTAAACTCTAAAGTGCCTAGACTGCCGAAAGCCTTAATGGTCTCCGCTCTGAAATTGTTCAGTGCTTGCTCTGCCTTACTTGCGGCAACGGCAAAGCCCGCAAAAGCACCAATAAGTCCACCAGCTATGCCCCCGCCCTTACCTAATAAGGCACCAATACCAACACCGGTTCCCCCCAACTGCAGTGTCCCCCCGAGTACGGCCGAACCAATACCAGATCGGTCACCCTTCTCTAGTTTTTCTGTACCAGAATCAGAAAAAAACGTGCCTGCAGCGGTACCGATAACACTAGCAAATAATGCTGCTTTATTCCTTCTTTCTTGTTTTCTATTGTCATCCTCAGCAACTAAAAGTTTTTCATTCATTCTAGTTACCCCCTTTGCACCCCCCTCCCTTCTGCCTGTGGCTTTTTCGGTTGCTTTTTGCTGTAAAGCAATTTCTTCAGTTAGCTCAGCGTTGCGTTTATTAGAAGTAGTAAGTAGTTTTTGGTTTTCGGTAACAGCTTTTTTGGCCTCTTTTGTTATCTCTTTTTTAACCCGCAGCTCTTGTTCTGCTATCGCAACATTCTTTGCGGACGCCTTCTTAGGTAAATTTTTAAGGCTTTCTCCGGCTTTCTTTTCATCTGTTTCTGCCTTTCTGACACGGTCCTCGGCGGCAGCTTTCGTGGTCGATAAACCCGTAGAAAGGTCTTTATTCTTCGTAGCGGCTACTTCAAGATCTTTTAATTTTCGTTTCTCTGCTCTTTCTTCAGATCCGGCAACCTCTAAAAAACCCTTTGCTGCATTTGATTTGTTTTGTGCCTTCTCTAGTTTTTGTCTAGTCTCTAGTAAGGGTTTCGACTGTTTTAGAGCTTCATTTAATACACCAAACCCAACTGCAACACCACCTAAGGTTTTTGCAAGCTTTTGTCCTTCTTCACTTTCTAGAAGTCCACCACTAAGAGCAGCGGCTGCACCTACTCCACCAATCCCAAAAAGTGCTGATTTGTTAAGACCTCCACCACCTCCACCACCTACACCACCTACACCACCTCCACGACTACTTCCACTCAGTGTGAGCTTGTTGCGTATTTTGCTAAATCTGCTTGGTTCTTTAGACCTTCCTCTGATTATAGACACCGCACTAGGAGGACGACTAATAGAACCAAGATCAGAGTTATCACCGAACCCCGCCGACTTTAAACCTTGCCGTCTTCTTTCCTTATCCCTCTCCTGTTCTTCCCTAATGCTCTTTGCTCTGTTTAATCTACTCCCCTTAACCTTTCCTTTTTCTTCTTTGGTTAGGGGCTTATTTAATACTGATGCTATGCCCGCTGCACGGATTGTAGAACGGGTGCTACCCAATTCTTCCTTACTCTTATAAGGGAACTGTCTCCTTGCAAGATCCCTTTTTTCTTTGGCCTCATCTTCCCTTGCACGCTTCTCAGGGAGGGCGAATTTCGCTGGTGGCTGAGATTTTACTGGTGGTCGAGTTGGCTCAAATTTTGCCTTCTCCGGAATTGGAACTATGGTCGCAGGACCGGCTTTACTCGCTTTCTTGGCTAACGCCCCCCTAGCATTACGCTTCCGCTCTTCACGCTCGTCACGCTCATCAAAGAAGAGGTCCGCTGCTTTTTGGTCTTCGTCTGTTCCTATTCGTTTCGATGATGACTTGATACCAGTAGGTGCGTCAGCTTTCCTAGCCTGATCTAATATCTCAGCAGTCCTATCTGATCGTTCCTTTTTACGCTCATCAATAAATAGATCTACTGCTCTTTGATCATCACCCGTTCCTCCAGTTCTGGCTGTTGACTTGCGATTACCAGATGGTGGAGTAGATTTTCTAACCCTATCTAATATATTTTCATTCTTACCATTTTCGCGGTCCCCAAAGAATAGATCTGCCTCCCTTTGGTCCTCTGTCGTCCCCCCAACTCTATCTGCTGACTGCCGATCACGAGACCTTAGACCACCACGCGGTACCTTACCTCTTCTAATTGTCTCTAATGTAGTACGCTTACTACGTTTCTGGTCGCTGCGATCACCAAGGAAGAGGCCTGCTTCTAGTTGATCCTCTTCTGTTCCTCCTGCTCTAGCTGACGATTTACGAATACCGGGCTGTACGGTACTTTTTCTAACCTTAGCTAATACACTATCTGTCCTACGCCGTTGCTCTGCTAACGAAGAGTCACTCTGTCCCAAAGCTCGTGCTGATTGACGAGAACCGGGCAGTGTCGGACTCTTTCTAATCTGATTTATTATTTCCGCTGCCCCTAGACTTTTGTCGGTCGGTCTAGATCTTCTAGTAGTTTTCTGTAACCCCTGATTGTGCTCTTTAATAAGTCTGGCGTCTCTTGCTCTAGCCGCCTGAGTCTTATCGTCTAGACTTATTCCTGAACTATTAGGAGTGTTCTCTATACCGACCCCTAAGGGTTGTCTTCGCAGATTCCCGGCCCTAATCTGCTCAATTTTACTTGGATCAAAAGTACGCCTTAGTTTTTCAGGGGGATTAACTCGTCGGCCTTTTGAATCTCTATTCAGCTCTGCATTTGCGTCGTTTCTTATCTTAAGTTTTCTCTGTTCTTCTACTCTATCCGGAGCACCCGCAGTGATCCGACCTTTTGATACTGGATGTTGCTGATTGAGTCTCTGACGCATCTGCTGAATAGTAGCATCTATTCTACGAACTATTTCTGGTTCAGCAGTTTTTCTTAGGGTACTTAAGTCGCTTTCCGCAAAAGCTAACCGACGAATTCGATCACGACTAAGCCTTCCTCCTCTACCAAACTTAGGTAGATTATCAGAGAAATTTCCCGGCAATCTCCCCTCATTGATGGCTTTCATTGTGTCTGTGCCATACTTACGATGGGCCTGAGTCGTCATGACGAACTCTTGAGGTTTCATCATTACAGGAACACTATCTGTAATTCCAGTTCCCGGAACTATCCCAGATCCCGAAAACGTCTTACCGGGTGTGCCACCTTGAGAGAACCCCCCTATTTTAGGAGAAAACCCCCTAGATAAAGGAATGACCGCTTTGAAAGCAAGAGCAGTACCAAGAAGACCAACCAGCGGAATTAATGGTCGTGCAGCATCAGCAACGCCAATTAAGCCTTTGGTGATATTTAGAAGCTCTGTAGCAAAAGTTCTAAATGCTGGGTCTTTCAGTACATTATCAACAAATTTCTGAAACTCCTGACGAACCTTTGTTATCTGAGTCCCAAGCCCTTCTTGTGCCTTTTCGGCATCTTTCGTAATAGAGTTACCAGAATTCCTAGACGTGTTCAGCACTTTTTGTGCTTTGTCGATCTGAAGCAAAAGCGGGATTACTTTGGCACGTTGACGAATACCACCCAGCTCTTCTACAATGCTAGAGAAGAGCGGACTTTTAGAGTCAATCCCCAATTTCTTAATTTTTGAAGCAATAGCTTCGATAGCTTGAAGCGGAGCAAGAATTTTCCCGTCTTTAACTAGATCAACATCAATAATATCTTTGAAGAAGTTAATTGTTTTGATTCGACCAAGACGACCAGTGATTGTTCTAAAAGCCGTACCGATAGTATCGGCAGATTCACGAGTTGTACTACGTACCGCTGTGAATAAAGCCAATAACTCATCTAGATCACCACCAGCAGCTTGAAAAGCACCACCCGTTTTCTTAACCGCCGTGATTAAGTCAGAAGACTCAACAGGGAATTTACCAGCCACAGTATTCAACTTAGACAAAATCTCAATAGTGCTGAGACCGCTTTTTTCAAACTGGTTCTGAACAGCAATCAGCCCCTCAACCGTATCTTTAGCGTTACCAAAAGTAGGCGACAGATTAGCCTTTGCGATGGCCTCAATATCTTTTCTTACTTGAGCAAGTGGTCGACCGGTCTGAGCTAAGGTCACAGCAGCTTCAGCAATTTCAGATGAAGACACACCAAAAGACGCACTAACACCTAAAATATCACTCCGTAAACCATCTACCTGTTTAATGGTCCTACCACTAACCTGACCGATTTTGATAATCGCCTTCTCGAAATCAATAGCGTCACTAACGCCACTACGTAGAGCACCTAGAGCCTTAACCACACCAACGGTGGCAACACTAAACGCCAAGTATCTCTTACCCGCAATACCAACACGTCGACCGAAGTTTTCAACTTCTTGCCCAGCCAACTTGGATCCGTCTCTAACAAGCCTAAGTTCTTTACGTAATTCCGCGAGTTGTCTTACGTTAGACTTATCTACTCCAACTCTAACGGATGCCTTGACCCCTCTCAAGCCAGACTGCATCTCCCGCTTAACGGCAGCTAGGTCAGCTAAGGTCGGCCCCTCCAGCTTCATTCTGGTTGTTACTACAAAAGTCATCTTAGCTCCACGTATAAAAAAAAAGAGATAGCCCATATACTAAGGCTACCTCTTAATGAATTTAGGACTTAGTCGACGAACTCTACAAATTCCAACGATTTACCATCCTTATCGACTTTTTCCCCATAATCATTAATAAGCTCACCCTGCTCATTAATTAGTTGACCGTCCTTATCTACTTTCTGTCCTGCCCCGTTGACCAATTGGCCGTCTTCGTCGATTAGTCTATGTTCGTCATTGATAAATTTGTACTTCATCAAAAAACTAATTTCTGGTAACTTATTATACCAGCTTGGGTCATATTCGTTGATAAGGGTCGAAAGTTCTCCGGCCTTTTTTTCAACTTCTGGATCGTTTGATCCTGCTCGGTATGCGTTAATGTCAGCAAACATTGGTGTATCATCACCATTTAGAATGCATGAAGCACACAGAGAATCAAACTCTGCCTGTTCAGACTGAGTTTCGCATGTAAACCCATCGAATTCTGTTAATACTGAATTTAAGTCTAAAAACTCCGATCTCCAATCCATCATATCAAGTGCTAGCTGTTTAGCCTGTACTCTTGAAAATGGTTTTCCATCCAGTGTCCTACCACCACGACTTAGTTGAGCATCGCCATCTAAAATCTTTTTGCGTACCTCATCCAGCTTTTCTTGTTTTTTGTCGTCCCACAGTCCTCGATCTTCAGCAGCTTTTTTAAGCTCCGATCTCAGTAGAACATCTTTCTCTCTGATAAGTCTTGCAAAGGTCTTACTCTTCTCTAGAGCAGCCCGTGTCTTTTGCTGCATCGTAGGTTTTACGACCTTTATTTTTGGTACGTCACTAGTTGTGGCTTTACCACCCTTACGACCTGCCATCCTGTCCTCCAATAATACTGATTAATTCTTCCGGGTCCATTTGCTTGTCAACACTAAACCGATAATCATAACGTGATCTTTCGATGTTAAGTTTACTCAGCATTCTGTTTGACTTGCGTTTTTGATCGTTCCCCACGTCAAATGCCCGTTTTCTCGCTCTCTGAAACTTTTCAGCAAAAGCGGGGTCTTCCATAAGATCCCCAAACTCTTCCTCAAAAGCACTGATTGCTCCAACCGTAGTCGTCATAAAGTTCTTTTCAACTTTAATTATGATCGACTCTTTGTATCCAGCTTTCATCTTTTCTCCTAAAACTTAATTACGCCCTGTTTATCCGGGAAGTCTTTATCTTCTGCTTCCCCATCCTTCATTTTTTCTTCTCTCAGTTTCATCATAAATCTGACTTCTGGGCTATTCTTTTCTTGAACACGCTTTATATCCTCAGGACTATGAGCGACAGTAAAGACTTCTCCTGCCCCAGAATCATTCTCTGGCCCATCATCTTTTTTAGTAGAAATATAAGAGGTCCAACCATCCAATAGATCGTCGTCCTCAAGCACTTCTTCTTCCGGACAGTCTGGATGCTGTCTAATATTATCATATCGCTTTCCCCAGTTTATTAGTTCGATAGCGTTCACAGATAACACATCAAAAACAAATCCCGCGTTTTTAAGTGCCATCCACTCATAGGATCTTGCTACGACTCTAATGTCTTCCTCATCTATTCTCTCTGGTATCTCTTCTAAGTTATATTTTTCACATATTTTTTTATTCTTAGCTTCGGTAGCGATCTGTTCCGCCGAATGAATAAAAAA